TTTTATTAGTATTAATATCTGGAAAATGTAAATGAAATCCTTTTTTAATTAATTCTTTACTATCTACTTTTTCTGGATTATCTTTATCTTTAAAAATTTTCTTTACTTTTTTATCATCTGCAGTGGTAACTATACAATCATAATATCTTTCAAAAAAATCATACACAACATCATTAATAATTTTAATAAACTCAATAAATATATTTTCTTCATTATTCTCAATTTTAGTTTTAATAATTTCATATTTTTCATCTGATAGTAAAAAATCTAAATCAAAAAATAATTTGAATATATTTTTTCTACATTCTACTACATATAATTTTTCGTTTTGAGATATTACTTCAGCATATTTTTTATTAAAAATTTCTATATTTTCATCTTTAACATATAATTTATATCCATTTAATAATAAATGACTAGGTTTTTGATCATCATTATCAGTATTATACTGATTTGTGATTTTTAACCATTTAGTTAAATTATTCATTATTAAAATGTATATTTGCGTAGTCCTTAAATATCTTTTTAAAAAGTAAAAATTATTCAGAATTGTCCTGAATTGTCCATAATTATCCAAAGTTTAATACTATTTTTGAATCATAAGAAAAAATACACCTAGAAGCACTTTTTGATAATTCTTTTCTTTTTGTTTGTTTTTTACTGTTGTTTAATGTTTCTATCATGTCTTTATCTATATGTTCTATATTTTCAATAGCATAGTTTAGAACATTATTTTCTATAAACCATTTAAAAAAATTTAACTGTCCTACTGTTGTTATTAACTGATTTTCATTTGTTTTTTGTTTATTGTTATTACTAATTATTTTCCAACTTAAATCCTGTATATCTATTAGTATTCTCTCTCTTCTACAAAAAGGATCAAAATATTTTTTTGAATATGCTTTTAATTGATTTTTATAGTCTAAATATATATTAAAATTACTGTTTGTATTATTTTTTCTAATTGTATAAACTACATTGTGTTTTTTTGCATAATTTGTAACCAACCAATCTAATATTCTCAATGATAATGTGTTTTTTTGTGTTATGATACTAGTTAAAATATGAATATTTTTTGAGTAATATTCCATTAAAGATTCTAATAATAAAAGTGTTTTACCTGTTATTTTGTAATGTTCTTGTTCTGTTTCTTGTTCTGTTTCTTGTTCTATATATTGAACTTTTATTTCATTTTTTTGCATAGGTGCATATAAACTTAATTAAAATAAAACCTTAAATACTTTTAACAAATTTTAAAGATACTTAAAGTTTTTACACATTATATATTATACAACATGGATTTAGAAAGTATTATTTTAAATGTTAAGAATTCTCCTATGGGAGCACCCATAAAAAATAAACAATTCATTAATTATTTAACAAAAAGTATTAATTTTAACTATTCAGTAAAAGGACATGATTTAACATTCCCAGCGCCACAACCAGTATCAATTGAGAAAAAAGATTTTGCTAAACTAAAACAGTATAAATATTACATAAGTCTTAAACTTGATGGTGTAAGATTTTTAATGTATTTTATTAAAGATAAAAATAATAAAAATCAATGCATTATTGTAAATAGAGCACTTAATTTCTATAATATTTCAATTGAAGCAGAAGATACACTATATAACGGTACACTTTTAGATGGTGAAATTATTTTTGATTCGAATAATAAAAAGTGGGATTTTGTTGTTCATGATGCACTCATTCTGTGCGGTAATAAAATTAATAAACTAATTCATTCAACACGTTTAAATGATACGAAATGTTGTGTGCAGTCATTTGTAAATTTTAATAATAACACTAGTACACTTAATATCACAGTAAAAGAATTTTATCCATTTGAAGAATTTGCTGATTTTATCGAGAATGTTTATAATAAATCGCAAAATAATGATGGTATTATTTTTATGCCTGAAAATCTTCCGGTTATTTCAGGTACTCAATATTCTATGTTAAAATGGAAACCTCAAAATAAACATACATTTGATTTTTTACTAAAAGAAGCAGACGTTGGGTTAGAAGCATATGTATTTCATCTTGGAAATCTTAATATTTTTGCAAATATTCATGTAAAAACTGAACAAGGAAAAGAATTTATTGAAAAATCAAAACAATTAGATAATTATAAGAATGAGTGTATAGTAGAATGTACATTTGATAAAGATAAAAATAACTTTAGTCCTATTTTAGTTAGAACTGATAAAACACATCCAAACAGTCTACGTACAATTGAAAGAACATTATTCAATATTAGTGAAAATATTCAAATTGAAGACTTCATGAGTATTGAAGTTAGTAAAAAACAAGAATCAAATGATTCTACTGAATAAATAAAAAATGTAATAAAAAATAATAAAAAAGGGTAATAAATTCCATTACAAAAATGTTTAATAAAATACTATATATTTCTTAATTGCAAGAAAATTAGAGTATTTTATTTTTTATCTAATTAGTTTTTAAATTATTTAACTAATTTACATTTTTTTGACAGGGTATGGCGACCAGGTGGCAGGATCATTACCAAATGGAGGGCGAGCAGCAGGCATGACAGTTAGACCAGCAGGTCCCATCATATCGATTAGAGATGGCTGACCTAGACCGTAACCCCATCTGGTGCGACGCATTCTGCGCATGGGAGACGCACGGCGTTTGGGGGACGCACGGCGAACACGGCGTTTGGGAGACGCACGACGGCGTTTTGGCGAAGCACGGCGGCGTTTAGGGGACGCGCGCGCACGTCTTGGCGAGTGTTTGCGAACAAATTTAGCATCAACGTATGTGCGACCAGATTTGGTTTTGTAGTATAGACCACCATTGGAACCTTTGAATAGTTTGCGTTCACGACCTTTAACTACAATAGTGCCGTGCGATTTTTTTACTTTACGCGCAGGTGAACGTTTGACTTTACGGCGTTTTTTCGCACCAAAGAACATTGCTAAGCTATCAACCATTTTATTATAATATATACAAAAGAAAAAAAAAATTAATTTATTTTTTTTTAATAAAATTAATTTTAATTTTTAAAAAGTTTTTTTTATTTAATTTTTCATTAATTAATTTAAAATTTATCGATTAATTTTGTTGGATTTTTAATATTCATTCTTTCTAAATAATTTTTAAATTCTATTTTGTTGATTACTTTGTGTTCTAAACGTTTTGGAGTTTCATATTCAAAGGTTGAAAATATTAAACGTATATTTTTAAGTTCTTCTGCATTACTATATTCTTCTGGAAATGCATATTTATTTAATTTCATAATGTCTTCAATATTATCTAATTTTTTAAATAATGTATATACCGTATTTATTGCTAAATTTGGAACATATGATAAATAGTCACATCCAGATAATATACAAAACTCTATAAATTTTAATCTTGTATATCCGATTTTTTGTAAAAATTGCTCAATATCAGTTTCAATTAAATCGTTTTTAATAGAACTTTTTAGAACATTCACTCCACCAAATGTAAATACATCTGTATCATCTGTAACAATATAATCAATTATTTTATTCTTTTGTAAAAATACACAGTACTTTTCTGCCTCATCAGGTGCATCATAGTAATTAATTCCTAAAATATCTAGTAATGCCTTAACTTCTGTAATATGTGTTTTTGTTACATTGATAATTTGACGTGATAAATTGCTAATTTCTTTATCAATTTCTCTTTGTTCTGATTCATTATCAGGACTTAAATCTTGTAGTATTTCTATTTTTTCATAAATTTTTCTTTTGATTGACTGTCTTTTTTTCAATGTAATTTTTTTCTGTTCTGGAGGTACTCCGTCAAAAATAAAAACCGGAGTAATTTTATTGTTAAGATAGTACTTAATTCTATTTAAAAATCCAATAATATGAGAGTTCACGCATGATTCATCTATATTTGAAATATGTCTATATTTGTAAAGTAATATACTTGCATCTATTCCAAATACTTTTCCACTATATTTACTTATTTTATTTGTGGTTATACATTCTGGGCATACTTTTTTAATAAATGTATTGAGACCTCGAATTCCCATTATGATTATTAAATCGTTAGAGTCTTTAAATATTTTATTTTTTGTAAATTTAACTTAGTAAGTCGCACTATATTTTACTAAGTTTATTCATCAATTATAATGCATTTTTTAGGTCTTTTTTGTAATTCTTCTAATTCTTCTGTTTCTTCTGTTTCTTGTAAATCTTTTGTTTTTTCAAACAAATTTGTTATTTTTTGTTTTTTGTTTTCCTGTAATTTTTCTTTTTGCGCCTTTTCCTTTTCACGTGTTTCCTTTTTCTTTTCTCTTACTAATTCTCTTTCTTTCTTTTTGATGTATTCTTCATGGTATTCTATTCCTATTTCACGATAGTGTTCTACTTGATTCCAAAAGTTTATTAAAATTGGTACATATTTATTTATCCAATTCATGTCTTTTGCAATACGAACAATATTTAACTTATTAGTTTTAGGACAAAATTCAATAAAATCAGCAATACTTAAGTCACAAATGAATAAATTAAGTTGTACTTGTGGATAATAATACTCTGGAATATATCCATCTTTAATTGGTCTTCTATATGGACATTTTACTTCTAATAAAATTGGTTCTTCATTGGGATTATATAATGATTCTACTATACCATCTGGACTTCCTGCTAAAAAATCGTACCGTGAATCATAATCATTAAACTCTTTATGAACGTCTGTATAACATATACAACCAAAATTGTAATTAAATTTTCCTGTAATTCTACAATATAATTCTATTGCAGTGTCTTCATATTTTTGACCATGTAATGTTGCAACATTACTTGTAAAAGGTTTAGGATCATAACCGCATTTTTTAAAAAGAAGTTCATGAGGTTTAGAATATGGATTTGTTCCAAGAACAGTAGCAGCATCACTTGATGTTAACTTTGTGTATCTTTGAGCAAACCATTCTGGACTGCGTTGTTCATGTTGAGGAATTTTTTGTAATTTTTCTATTTTTGCATGTACCATTATTATTATTAAAATTCTTTGTATTCTTTAAATTATTTAAATTGTTTAAAATATTTATAATTTATTTCATTTGATTTATTTAATTAATTTTTTTGTATTTATTGTAATAATAATAATATTGTTTTTTATTTTTATTTAGTTCATCATTTTTTTTTTGTATACTAGTTTTTAATTTTTTAATTTCATCTTTATATTTTAATACTAAAGGTTTATAATAGTTATTTAATTGTATATAGGCATTTTCTATTTGTGCATAACTATATCTTCTTGGTTTATTTTCATATACATTAATTAAATGTGTCATTTCTCCACACGGACTTCGTATAAATTCTAATTCTCTAACTTTTTGTACATATTTTATTTGTAAAGAGTTTATTTCAATTAATAAATCTGTTACTATTTGTTGGTAATAACTAGTATTTTGTAGTATTATTTCTTTTTGTAATTGTATCGGTAATTCATTAAACTCTTTTCCAAAATTTTTCCAAAATTTTTCATAATAAATTATTGTACTCTATAATAATAATGTTCATAAAATATTATTTAAATAAAATTAATCAAAAATATGAAAATTATAAAAGTTACTATTATACTTACTATAAATTAAATAAATTGAAAAAAATTAGAAATAAATTAAAACAAATCAAAGATATAAACAATGTAATTTATATTTTAAAAGAATTAAATGTCTCTAACTCAGATTACTTATTAAATACTATTTATTCTTGTTACTTATTAGAACCACCAAGCGATAATGAACTTCAAAAAATATCAGAACTGCAACAATTATATAATAATAAATTAAATGTAGAAGAATATTCTATTATGACACTATGGTGTTGTACTATATATTATATAGACAATTTACCTAAAGTAAAAAGACAAAAGACTTGGCCTTAAATTACTCTTCTTAATGTATCTATAGAAAGTGTATCATTGTTACTATTATTATGTATATATATACACCTTTTTTTATTTTTTTACTGCTACAGTTTTTAATTTTTTAACTTTTTTAACTGCTATTCCAGGTTTCTTTTTTGTTTTATTAACGTCTAATTCTTCTTCTTGAGTTGCATGTTTTTCATTATAATTATTTTTATGATAATTCCATAATTCTTTTGATCCAATTTTAAATTTTCTATTAGGTTTTGCACGATACCAATATATGCAATCACTTATCTTATTACTTCTTGAAGTGTTATCTAAAACGAGACAATCAAACCCCTCGGTGCATGAATTCATAACTTCTCTAAAAGTATCAACATGTGGAAATATTCCAAAGAAATTTTTATATAATTTATCTTGATTTTGAATAATATTTTCACGAAGAATAAAAACAAAATCTATATTTGTACGTAAATCAGGAGGAAGATCCATACAATATTGCATAGTTAACATAAAAGTAATTCTCCAATGACGACCATTCATAAATATACCACGAATATTAGGATCTTTTATCATTCTTTTATCATACATACAATCATCTAATAACACAAACGCATCATTTGTAGGGTCTTTTTTACCAGGATTCTTTGCAATTGCTTTTTTTTGACGTGTTATAATTTGTTGTATAACATCAGGTTTATACTCACTATGAATAAATATATCAGGAATATGTGAAGAATAAAATGCATTACCATCCTCAGTTGCTGAAATTGCAACACCCATAGGAATTTTTTTACAATGATATAATATATCTGCGACTAAAGTACTTTTTCCTGTACCGCGTTTACCTATAAATACACATGTAGCAGGTCCAGCACCATTAACGCGTCTTTCTTCAATTTGTTTAGGATTAAATTTACTAATTTGAAGACTCATAAGTGTCTTTATTTAATAATTATAAATAATTATTTTGTTTATAAATTATATAACGTATAGTTATTATTACTAAAATTAATGATAATAATAATATAAAATATAACAAAATATTATTTTTTTTATTTTTGTGTATATTTAAATATTTTAATATAAATTGTGTAGCAGAATCAGATTGTTTGTATGAACTTAATCCATGAATATCAGAATTACTACTAATTCTTTTTACTAAAACATAATTATTTTTCATTATTTTTTCATAGAATATTGATGCATTTGGATCAGCATACCAATCTTGAGATTGCTGTATCAAAAGAACAGGTGGATGATTTTTCCATTTTAATTTTCCATTACTATAATTTTCTTCAGTTATATTATTTGGACAACAACCAACATTACCTTCTTTTATTGACGTACAGTCTTTATATTGTTTTATATGGGTTGATTGAAATTTATCATCATAACAAAAATATGATCCACCTGCAATCATTACTGCACAATTAATTTTAGGAAATTTATGACCTTTTATTGTTTTTAAAAATGGAAATTCATTTATATATCTACTAACTGCTTGTGCACTAACTGAATAACCAATTAATCCCATATTATTGTAATTTAATTTAACTGGAAAATCCTCTGAATATATATGATCAAATAAATTTTGTAAATAGTTTAAATCAGGATTATTTTTATTATTATTTTTATCTTTTTTATACCAACATAAATTATTATAATAACTAGTTGTATTATCAGGCTTGATTGGTTTATCTTTTTTATCACAATCTATATATAAATAAATATCTTCTGATATCATAGAAGTATGTATTATTATGACATCATTATTAACTAAATCTTTAAAAAATTTCATTAGAAATGGTAAACCAGTTTTACCATAATTTTTATAATAGTTAGCACTTAGAACGTTGTATGGAATAATTCCACCCATTCCTTTATAACTTAAATTTGTAACTTTTCCTTCTTTATTAAATTGAAACCAATCACTACTTCTTCCATCTATATTAAAATCAAAATTTAAAACATAACTATAAATTTTATTTTTATTATAATTATTTGGATAAGATATTGCTACAACTCTTTTATTTGTATTTTCTCTATAATATACACCTGTTATATCTATTTTTTTTTCTAGTACATAATTATCAACATTAATATAATACCATTTTTGTATAAATTTTTCTTCATTTTGAGTTTTAAATAATTGCATTATATTAATATTATATTATTTATTTAATTTTTTTACTAATTATTTATAAAAAAATATAAATAAACTGCATAAAAATACAATTATGTAAAATATATTACTAATAATTTGTGGAAAATTAATTAAATTTAATAAATCATAAACTTCATCATTATTATTTGTTAATGATCTAAAACCTAAAATTAATTGATTTAAACAACCTATTAATACAATTGAAAGTATAGAAAACAATATAATTTTATTCATTATTATTATTATTATTAAGTTTATTTATTTATTTATTTTTTAAAATTTTAATATTTTTACATTTTTTTGAAGTTTTCATTACTTGTACAACAACTAACCAAAAAATGATTGGTGCTATAATCCATATTAAATAAGGAACCAATGTATAATTAATATTATTATTACTCCAAACAGTAGGATTATATTTTGAAGGTATATATTCCCATATTTTTCCATTAAATGCTAATTCAACAAAAAATTCTTGTAGAAATCCCCAGATAATAAAAATAAGTAATACTAAATAATTATATTCACAAAATATTTTAGTATCCTTACCTAATAAATTATATGCGATTAATACACCAATCATAAATAACGCACTATCTTGTATTGCATGTGATATAGCATAAATTGGTCCAGGAACATATTTTTTAACATCAGGATTTTTAATTTGTAGAAATTTATCACCAATTATTAAATTTCCAACTTCCCATGTAAGTGCAATAAAAAGACTAATAACCCATATGATAGACATATGTTTTGATATTTTTTTTGAGAATGTTAAATAAAACCATAATATAATTATAATTAATGGTATTAAATATTCATATAATACACTTATAATATTCATTAATATATATATATAAATTTTTATTTAAATTTTGTATATTTATATAATATAAATTTAAACTGTATTAAAATAATAAATATTAGAATAACTATAAAAAAAGATATTAAAAATAAATAATTATCTTTTTCTTTGCAACATAAATTATATAATGTACAATCATTCTTATCTATATTACATCCTGCCAATTGATTTTTTAAATCATTACATGTACCATGTGTATTAAATATTCTACCATCAATAGTGCTAAAATATTTACAAACATTAGCTTTATCATCTTTAGAATACTCGTATTTACATTTATTTTTTAAACTTAGTAAATTACTTTTAAATGATAATTCTTTATTACTTCCAAAATTAATGTCTATTTGTAATGGATCAGCACAAGCATCTGGTGTTGTAAATATTGATGTTACTTTTGCTTTTTTATAACTAACGTATAATCCTACAAAAATTAAAATAATTAATAAAACTATACATATAATTAAAGTTAGATACATTATAAATATTAATTAATAAATATTTTTAAAAAAATATATTTTTTATTCTGCAGATTGTGGTTCTTTAATTGGATCCCAAAAATTATCTGTAAGTACACTTTCATCTCCACTAGACATTACATATGCAACAATTAAACTAATACAAACTGCAATAATTACAGAAATTATTAAATATTCTAAACTAAATTGACTATCTTTATTTTTTTTTTCTTTACTTTTATTCCCCAAATAATTTGACATAATATAATAAATTATAAATGTACTAACTAACACAACTATAATATTCAACGTATTGAACTCATAAAATTCTAACATTTATAATTTAATATATTTAATAATTATTTATTAATTTTTTAACACAAATTACACAAATTACAGCATAATTTATTTTTTTTGTAGATTTTTAAAACTTTGAATAGTTCTTTTAATTCCTTCTTCAAAATTAATTTTTGGACTCCATCCTAATTTTTCTAATTTTTCACTATTGATTAAATATCTAAAATCATTAAAATTTCTATCTGGAATGTATTCAACATAGTCATCAAATTTATCACTATTATGTAATTTTTTAATTAATAATTTTGCTAAATCAATTACTTTATAGCACTCTGTATTTGCAATATTGTAAATTTCATTTACATTTCCTTTATCATAAATAGTTAGTATAGCATCAATAACATTTTCAACGTAAATAAAATGTCTTTCAGTTTTTCCTTCTCCATGAATATAACACTTATCACCATTTAGCAAATTATATATAAATGCAGGAATTACTTTTTCAGGGTATTGACGTGGACCAAATACATTATTACAACGAATAACTACAATAGGTAATTTAAATGAATGATAATATGAACTTGCTAATAGTTCAGCACTTGCTTTTGTTGCAGAGTAAGGATTAGTTGGTTTTAGTAAACTATTTTCTGTGCATTCTGGTTCACCTGACTTTACTTCACCATATACTTCATCAGTAGACATATGAACAAATCTTGTAACTAATTTGTGTATATTTTCACTATTTTTGTCACCTTTTTCACTTTTTTCTTTTTGTTGTTGGTTGTATTCTTTAACACATTCTAATAAATTATGTGTACCAACAATATTATCATATGTAAATTGTATTGAGTTATAAAATGAGTTATCAACATGTGTTTGTGCTGCTAGATGAAAAACACTTTCAATAGAATATTCATTTAAAATAAATGAAATTAGTTCTTTATTAGCAATATTTCCATGAATAAATTTATAGCAATTATTAATATTTTTTGTATTGTCATACGAACAATAATCTAATTTATCAATATTAACAACAAAATATCCAGTTTTAATTAAGCGATCAACTAAATGCGATGCAATAAACCCTGAACCGCCTGTTACAAGAACTGATTTTTTATTTTTTTCTTGTTCTTTGTTCATTTATTTAAAATCTAAATAAAATATTATTGTAATTTATAACGTATATGGTATCATTTTATAAATCTTTATTATTTTTAACAATGATAATTAATAATTTCATTCCAATTTCAGGTTTTGTAACAAATGCAAATTTTGTAATACACTCCGAACAAAAAATATTTAGTGAAATTTTAGATACATACAGATTACCATGTCATTTACAAACTGCAAGAGTAAAATCATTTGAAAGTTCTTTACAAAAAATGAAAAAATCAAATACAGAAAATGTATATGATCTTTATGATTTAATTGGTTTTAGATTTGTATTTTATACAAAAGAAGATCTTTTAAAATTTTATCATCATGTTAAATTGGAAAAAACATTACTTTATACAAAAAATTATATATCTGAACCTAAAGAAAATGGATATGCTGCAATGCATTTGAGATATAAAAATGAATATTCAGAATGTCCTATAAAACAATTAGAATGTCAATTGTATATAATTAGTGACTATTATAATGCTTTATATGGAAATGCAAGAAGAAAAGATAAAAATTATACATTGTATTTTTAATTATGTTATCTGTGTAATTATATTTTCATAATTATAATAATTTGTTTGCGATTCAATACGTGTACCAGGTTTTATAGTTTCTATTATATATCCATTAATTTTATGATTACTGTTTGAATTAAATTTATCTACTAATTTTCTAACTAAATCATTGTTAAATTCAGAAGAACAACAAAAATTATTAACCTTTGGCCAAAAATTTTTTGCATTATTATATTTTACATCCTGATAACAAATATTATTAGTAAATATACCTAGTATTGAATCTTTCCAAACTTGTTTAAATTTATTAGTTGGATTACATGATATTTTTATATTAGTGCCTTTCTTTTGTGGTACAAATAAATCTACTTCAGTTTCATTAAAACCATTTTTACTCCATCCTATTGATTTACCAGTATTATTATTTGTAATATCAGAACTAATTTGATATGCCCAATAATCTGGGTAAGAAACATTATCATTATATGCTTGATTTGGATTTAAACCACAATTTTTATAAAATTTACATATATTATTTTCATTATAGGTAGTTCTAGATTGTTTACCTAAAATTGATTGTATATTGGTGGCATGTTCTTTAAACATATGAAACCCATTTTCATTAAACTCAAAGAATGGATTTATATTACTGTCCGAAAATGCATCTGATGTTAAACATTTTTCTGAAGGAATGTCTTTACAATTTTGAATAACAGAACTATCTAAATTATTTAAATTTGGTACTCTTTTTGCTGGAGTATAAGTTGAATCATAATTTAAACAACCAGCCATTACGGTAGGAGGACAATTATTTTTATTTATAGTTCCTTTATCTCCAACATGTATTTTACCATTCAATAAATCATCATCTGTGATATTAAGTGCTTCTTGTAAACATTTGTTTGCTGTTTCTTTTGTATATAATCCATCTGTTACTGCATCGGGTGGGGTTCTACCTATAGACCCTGCATCAAATGTATATCCGCAAGCAATATATCCATTCTTTTTCAAATTATCAAAATCTAAGATTAAACCTATTGGAAATGATTCACCTAAACTATTATAATTTAAATAAGGTCCAAATACTTTAGGTGGTAAATTTTTATTTAAGTATGTTGTGTCTAGCGCAAAACAACTAGTTCCTGCATCTAATAAATTATAATTTAACAATTCTTCTACATTTCCTACATCAAATAAAGTGCACTGGGATGATTTTAGACATTTACAGTTAGTATTGTTTCTTCCTAGAGGACAATTTGTTATATAATTATTACATCTATCATCATTACATTTTAATAAAGTTTCTTTAAACTCAGGGCAATATAAATTTGTACTGTTCAGTGTTACAAGTAACCCATTTCCATTAATTTTTTTAATAATATCATCCTTATTTATTTCTGATCTATATAATTTATTTTTATCTCTGTTATCTTGCAATATTTCATTTGTAATTTTAAAATTATCAATAGTTTGGTATAAATTTATACTTAATAATACAATAACAATTATTAAAATTAATAATATAAAATAGTAAAATTTATTATTTATTTTACTAATCATATATATATTTAATACAAATAATATCACAAAAATTATCAATAATACTAAATTAACAATATTTAATTTTTTTTTATGTTGAATATTTTTATTCATTGATTGTTTATCTTCTAAGTCAAAAATATTTAAAATAAAATTTAAAATTTGATTTGATTGATGAAAACTATTTATACCATGAGTATCACTATTATCAGATATTCTTAAAACCGGTGCATTATTTTTTGACATAATATTAAAATAAAAAATACTAGCATTTGGATCTGCAAAAAAATCATTTGATTGTTGTACTAAAAGAACAGGTGGATGATCAGTCCATTTTAATGTACCATCATGAAAATTTTGTTCTATAATGTTATCTGGGCAACAACCTCTACCTTCATGCGGATTTTTTAAAGAAATTTGATCTATACAATTTTTAAATGGTTTTGTATTATATAAATAACTATCATAACAAAAATATGAACCACCAGCAATTAAGACAGCGGAAATAATTTTAGGAAATTTTATTCCATTAATTGTTTTTAATAATGGAAATTCATTTATATATCTACTTACTGCTTGCGCACCTACAGAATATCCTAAAAATGCCATATTTGAAAAATTTAATTTTATTGGAAATTTATTACTTTTAATAACATCAAATAAGTTTTTAAAATAATTTAAATCTGGATTATTTGGTGACCAACAATATTTATTAATATCAGGTTTTGCTCCTTTATGACATTCAGAAAAATAATAATTATCTCTCTCAGTCATAGATAATTGTATTATTACACAGTCATTATTCACTAAATTTTTCATTAAACTCATTAAATAATTAAATCCTGTTTGTTGACCTTTAGTGTACCATAATTTAGTATCTTTGTTCAAAGGTATATAACCACCAAAACCTGTATACATCGGACCAACTATCTGATTTTTTTCCCACTGAAACCAATCAGAACTTTTACCATCAATATTAAAATCAAAGTTAATAATATAATTATATTCTTTATTTCTATCATAATTTAGTGGTAAAGTTATGCCAACTGCTCTTTTAGTAGTCTTAACAGGTTTACTGTTTTGTGGTTTTAATAAAAATTCATCTACTTGAATTCTATACCAATTTTGTTGTATATTATCCTCTTTAAATTCTTGTTTATTAAATAATTCAATAGTCATTACTATATTTATATATATATATATAATATTTAAATCTACAAATAAAAAAAACTACAATACAATACTAGTTTCATTCATAAACATGTATATTAAAAATGGAAAACAGAATTAACGGAAGTAACGGAAGTAACGGAAGTAATGGAAGTAACGGAAGTAATGGAAGTAACGGAAGTAACGGAAGTAACGGAAGTAACGGAAGTAACGGAAGTACAGACGATTCTGTTGAAAATCATTATAAAAAATTTAATTAATGTAATATAAATTATTATTTTTAATAATTAAACAAAATAAATTATAAGTATATATTAATATATAAGTTAAAATGTCAAATAATCCATATATCGTAATAATTTATGCTGGTAAAACAAATAAAGGAGCAAATAGTATTATTGCAAATTATATTGCTGCAGGTGTAAAAAAATCTGGTATGAATGTTGTCAGTCCTATTGATATAAACTTTCAAGATTCACAAGAGGAAGATAATTTAATTACAACAATCACAAACTCAAGTGGTCTTATTATTGGTTCTGGTGTTTACAATGGTAATATTGAACCAACTTTAACAGAATTTTTTGATAATTTTGCTGGTGCTGGATTTAAAACATCTTTCTTAGCATCAAAAGTTGCAGGTCAATTTGCCACTGCTGCAGATTCAGGAACAGGTGGTCAGTTAGTATTAAATTCATTATCACGTTTAATGCAAACATTTGGTGCAAATATAGTAACTGGTGGTGCATCTAGATCTACACTTGGAAAACCAGGTAGTGGTTCATGGCACACAGCACAAGGAATTTTAGGAATTGTTACAAAAGACAAAGCAGGCAATCCAATATTTACAAATAAGTATATTTCAGAAGATGCAATCGCATATGGTGAAAGAATAGGACAAATTGCTTCATTTTTTCAAAATAATTATAATAAATCTATGGGACTACCTGGATCACAAACAGGAAAAACATGCAAAGAATTTGCACCAGAATGTCTACCTTGCGGACCTTGCCCAGTACATAAAAAACATAATAAAAATAACAATAACTCTAGTCAAACATGGTTAATTTTATTAGTTACTACAATGATATTATTTTTAATGACATTGCCATTTGTTAACATGTAAAAATCTTTACACATTATCAATCATTACTGATACTCCAACACATGCTTTTTCAAGTTCGTTGATTTCTTTCATTTTTTCTTTTGTCTGATTCTCTAAATCATCTTGAAGATTTTTCAGATTATAATATTCTTCATTATATTTCATCACAATCTTTTTACTGTTTTGGCACCAGAAAATTTTATATAAATTTTCATTAATAACATATTTTTTATAACTTGTTGAAAATAAACCAATAATTGTAGAATTATAAATTATCATTTTTATAAGGATTATATAATTATTATTAAATAATACATCAATTAGTAAAATTATGATTAAATTTACAATATAAATTGCTATAATTTTATTAATTAGTCCATTGTTTCCATCAATTTGATTATACTTTAGAAATAACTTATTAGTTTTTTTTGCATGTAGTTCCCAGTTATTTCTAACTGATATACTCATTTCTTTAATAGAGTATAAATTATGCATTAAACCTCTCATGTAACGAATTCTTTCATCATATTTATCATTTTCAGATTCATGTTCACTATTTTGTTTTTCTAAATCTGCAATTTGTATGCGTAATTCTTTATTTTCTTTGGTTAATTGAATATTATTTTTGATGATATACTTTTCAAATTCAGAATAATCTTCTATTTCAGAAGTCTCTTTTGAATTTGTAATATTAATGTTCATTGGTTGCATATTTACTGATATTTTTGTTAAAAAACATTCTATACATTATTAAAATTTGTAATAATAGCAATAAATTGCTATAAATTGTAATAATTCATAAGAGAATTCTCCCCACCTGGAATCGAACCAGGGACATAAGGATATCTACTGAACCAATTACAGTCCTCCGCTCTGCCAACTGAGCTATGGAGAGATATTCTCTTATGAATTATTCACAATATATATTAATATTATAATTAAAAAAAATAAACGAATTTTACAAAAAAAATAACTACTTAAAAAATACGACGATACTATACTAGTTTCATTCATAATTATGCCGGGTAAAAAGGAAAACGTAAGTAACGACGATTCCGTCGAAAATCGGTACAAAAAATTTACGCAAATTGAGCATGTACTTGCTCGTCCAGGTATGTATGTTGGAGATATTGCAACAGTAACATCGGAACAATGGATTCTAGATACAAAAAGTGAAAAAATCATAAATAAATTTGTAACATGGAATCCAGGCATATATAAAATTTTTGATGAAATTATCACTAACGCGTCTGATGAATGTCAACGCAGACCAGTAAAAAATATCAAGGTAAATTTTGAAGGAAATACAATTTCAGTATCAAATGATGGTTCAGGTATTCCTATTCAGATTCATAAGGAGCATAATATTTATGTTCCAGAATTAATATTTGGTAATCTTTTAAGTTCAAGTAATTATGATGATTCTAAAAAACGAACGACTGGTGGTCTCAATGGTCTAGGTGCAAAACTAACAAATATTTATTCTACAGAGTTTATTGTAGAAACTGTTTGTAATAAACAAATGTATCGACAAGTTTTCAAAAATAACATGTCAGAAATTGGCAAACCTGAAATTACAAAAACAGCAGAAAAAGATTATACTAAAATTACTTTTACTCCAGATTTTGCAAAGTTTAAATTAAAAGATTTAGACCAAGAAGAACATGATACAATAGAAGTACTTAAAAAGCGTGTATTTGATATATCAGCAATTACACCAAAAACAGTATCAGTTTATCTTAATGATGAAAAAATCAAATGTAAAGATTTTGCAGAATATGTAAGTTATTATATTGGAACAAAAACAGAATCACCGCGTGTTTATTATGAAGAACCAAATGGACGCTGGCAGGTATGTATTGCACTTTCTAAAAAAGATTCATTTCAACATGTATCTTTTGTAAATGGTATTAGTACAATTGATGGAGGATCACATGTTGATCATGTAACTCTTCCAATTATGAAAAAATGCACTGAAGAAATTCAGGCAAAACATAAAAATATCACTGTAAAACAGCAATATGTAAAAGATTCTCTATTTGTATTTATTAATAGTACTATTGAAAATCCTACATTTAGTTCACAAACAAAGGATAAGCACACAACTCGTGTGTCTGAATTCGGTAGTAAATTTACATTAACAGAAGATTTTACAAAGAAAATTCTAAAACTTGGATTTGTTGATTCACTTCTTGCAGTTGCAGAAGCAAAAGAAAAGAAATCACTTTCTAAGACAGATGGTAAAAAGGTAGTTCGTTTAAGTATTCCAAAACTGGATGATGCAAATAAAGCAGGCACAAGTGAATCATTAAAATGCACTCTTATTCTTACAGAGGGTGATTCAGCAAAGACAACCGCAGTATCTGGTCTATCAGTAGTTGGAAGAGATTACTTTGGAGTGTTTCCGCTTCGTGGTAAACTATTAAATACTCGTGAAGCAAGTTTTTCACAGATTTCAAAAAATGAAGAAATTTTAAATATTAAAAAGATTCTTGGTCTTCAGACTGACACAAAAAGCACTAAAAACCTAAGATATGGAAAAGTATTAGTAATGACAGATGCAGATTATGATGGGTTCCATATTAAAGCACTACTTATCAATTTTATTGATGCAGGTTGGCCGGATTTACTTAAAAATGTATTTATTGGAAGCATCATTACACCAATTGTAAAAGTATCAAAAGGAAATGAACGCCTTTCATTTTATACACACAAAGAATATACTAACTGGAAAGAAACTGAACAAGCAAAAGGCAATTGGCAGATTAAGTATTACAAAGGTCTTGGTACTTCTACTGCAGCAGAAGCACGAGAATACTTTAAAAATTTAAAAGTACTTAATTATATTAACAAAACAACAGATGATTCAAACGCACTTATCTTAGCATTTAAGAAAACAGAAGCAGACGAACGTAAAAAATGGATTCAGAAAAATACAGAAAAATTTGAAGGACTTGATTATAACACAAACGAATCAGTACCAGTTGCACAACTTATTAATAAAGAACTAGTATTATTCTCAATTAGTGATAATATTCGTAGTATTCCATCGATTGTTGATGGGTTAAAACCTGGACAAAGAAAAGTACTGTTCGCTTGTTTCAAGAAAAAGTTAAAAACAGAAATCAAAGTTGCACAACTTGCAGGTTATATTTCAGAACATACTGCATATCATCATGGTGAACATTCACTACAAGAAACAATTATTAATATGGCACAAAATTATGTGGGTGCAAATAATATGAACTTACTACAACCATGTGGTCAATTTGGTACAAGACTTATGGGAGGCAAAGATTCGTCAAGTCCACGTTATATCTTTACACACTTATCAAATTATTCAACTGAACTATTCAATCCACAGGACTTTCCACTTTTAGAATATCTAAATGATGATGGACAAAGTATTGAACCAAAGTTCTATGTTCCGACATTACCGTTAGTACTTATAAATGGTGCAGAAGGTATTGGAACTGGATTTTCTACAAAGATACCATCATTTAACCCAGATGATCTTAAATTCTGCCTAGAAAAACTAGTAGAAGATCCAGATTATGAAATACCAGAACTAACACCATGGTATCGTGGATTTGAAGGTCATATTGAAAAAGTAGAAACAAATAAATGGGTATCATATGGTAGTTATATTATAACAGACAATACTATTAAAATTACTGAACTTCCTATTGGAGAATGGACAGAAAATTATAAGCAATTCTTAGAAAAGATGGAAGCAGATGATCGTATTATTACATTTAAAAATAATTCAACAGATACAAAGGTAAATTTTGAAATTAAGATGCGTAAAGAAACATTAAATCAATGGGAATATGCAGGAACATTAGAAAAGAATCTAAAATTAACAAGTAATATCAATGCAACTAATATGTATATCTTCAATGAAAAAGGTAATCTGCAAAAGATGGATTCTGCAGAAGATATACTATTATCATTCTTTAGAATTAGAAACAAATATCATATTTTACGAAAAGAGTATCTAACTGAACAAATTAGTAAAGAATTAACTATTCTAGAATCAAAGGTTAAATTTGTAAGAGCAATTGTAAATGATGAACTAGTAGTATTTAAACGTAAGAAACAACAAATTACAGAAGATATCAAAAAGATGGGACTATATGAAAATCCTAATTATGACTACTTATTAAACATGCCTATTCATACATTTACAGAAGAAACAATCGAAAAACTAGAAAAAGAGTACATGTCAAAGGAAAATGAATACCAAGTAATTAAGAATACAACAGTAAAAGATTTATGGAAACAGGACTTTGATAAAATTAATTAAAAAAAAAAATAAAAATAATTATTAAATATTCATTATAAATAAATGAGTAATAAACTTAGAATTAACCAAAAAGGTAATTTGTTACCTAAACAACCTGCTCGTTCATTTGATAAAAGAGGTAGTTTAATTACCAATCCAACAACAAATATGAATGCTGCGCCTTTATTTTACATAGGACCAAGAGTAAATACATTATGGTCATCAACAAGTCCTGCTATGCCACTTGCACTAGGAATTATGAGATTTGGAAATTCAAATTCAATGCATAAAGTATTTGGTAATTTGTATAATGCACCAGGTAATCAATTTCCAAATAGATATCCTAATTTGAATTTAACTGTTGATCCAAAAGGTAATTATAAATTAGTAAATGATCAGGGGAAATCATTTAAAGTACATTATGATTCAAATGGAGGATATGTTAAATATAACAAACAAAACTTTTATTTATAAAAAAAAAATATTGTAATGTATATAAATGAATAAAAACTTTTTTGGTTTTATATGTGGATTATTGATTATTATATTAATTATTGTTGTTATTTTTTAATTATGTGTAATAATAATAAACATCAATGTAAAAAAAACCCTGTTCCAAAAACAATATTAGAAAAATTTATCGAAGATATGCAACCAATGAAAGACGAAATAGTAAAATTAGATGAAGAGTTACTAACATTGATTTATACTGAAAACATAAATTTAATTAATCCAATTTATTCGACAACAGCACTAAGAAATAATTTTAAAAATGTTATAAGTGATACACAATGTATTATTGAAATTATAAAAATAGATATGTCAAAAGTATCACCTTTAAAACCAATACCAATATTGAAATGTATTAATAAAACTACAAAAAACATTGAATTATGGGAAAAAAATATAATATTGAGATTAATTATGAATATTATAAAAACATTACATCATAAATTAACACCAGGTGCTGGTTCAGTAGTTGAATTTTAATTAAATATTAACAAAATTTATATAAAAACTGAAGTAAGGATCATTTAATAAGTACCATTCATAAATTAATTTACTTAAAGAAATACTATATTAGTAAATAAGAAGTAAACACTTCTTAGCTCTCGTAGTGTAGTGGTAATCACTGAGGACTTTGAATCCTCCAACCCCAGTTCGAATCTGGGCGGGAGCTAAGAATTGTTTTAAAGACATAATTAATAATATTTTAATGGATCTATGTTCAAAGTATAAACCTAACCATATATCTGAATTAGAGTTTGAATATCCTAAAATTGTAGAATATTTAAATTCAAATCGTACATTTATAGTTAATGGTTCAAAGTATTGTGGTAAAAGTACTATTGTAAAATTATATTTAGAATATTTAAATTATGATTATTTATTAATTGATGATTTTAATTTATCAAAAGAAAATTTAATAGAGAAAATAAAATTTAGAACAAATAGTGTTTTTTCATATTTTTATGATAAAAAATATATAGTAATAATTGATAATTTTGACCTTTTTGATACATCAATAAAAGATTTTATAATTAATAATTCAAATAAAAATCAATACTTAATTATTACAAATAAATTTCTTCATCCAAAAATTAATTATATAAGAATTTATTCATATACTATTGATTATATACTTGATTTATATTGTATTATTTATTATTTAGAAAAAGGAGAAAACTGCAATTATCTACCAGAAATCAATAATATATCTCAAATGTTTTCTATATTAGAATTTACTTTAAATTCTAGTAACGTAAGTAAAAACGCAGTGTCGGAAAGTAAAAATGCAGTGTCGGAAAGTAAAAACGCAGTGTCGGAAAGTAACGTAAGTAACAAGTTTCAACAAAATTTTAAACTTTTTTTTGATAAATTTGATTATAAATTTAATGATTTAGTAATTGAAAAAAACTTTGAGAAAAAATTATATATATTAGACAAAATAAATTCTTATAATATTTTTCATAATAATTTAGCATACAACTATAAATCTATCGATTATTTAGCAGATGCTTATGATTATTTATCATCTTCTACTATTTTTTTAAATAATTATAATAGTTATATTAATACGCATAACCTGGAATATTATTCTATATTATCTATGGTAGGAACGAGTTATAGATTAGATAATTTTAAAATATATAAAGAAAACTTTCAAATTCGAAAAAAGAAAAATTTAAATTATTATAATTAATAAATATTATATATTAATGTTAGGAACTAAATTATTATTAGAACAAAAAATATCTAGTTTACCAAAGTCAAAAAGAAGAGATTTTTTATTAAATTGCATTGAAAAAAATAAAGTGATAAAATTTAGACAAGATGAAGAATTTGATGATGAAAATTTAACTAAAAAAATACCAGTTAATCAAGAAAGTTTTTGTAAAATATGTAATAAATATGAATTTGTAAGAGATAAATATTCAGAAACATGCCAAAGTTGTGGTTATGAAAGACCTATCATGGCAACAGGTAAAACATTTGAAAAAGTTGAATATATTAAACCAGGTGCAAATTTAGTTAAAATTACAAAAGATTCTAAAAAAATAACTGTTGATTTAAATAAAATAAATCAATGGTTACAAGATACTGATCCTCTTGCTAGAGACACTCAAAAAATTATTGATAATTTAAATATAATTTTTCAGAGTAAAGGAATAGAGTTACCAAATAATGTTCAAAATACATCTATATCTTTATGGTATAATTTTAATTCTTTATTTCAAGAATATAGTAGTTCATTAAAAAAATTATATAACAAAAAAGCAATACTAGCATTATGTGTATTTTATGGAGCACTAATACATGGATATTCTGTATCTTTAGAACAATTAAGTATATTATTTAATATAAATGTCACTGATATAACAAATACAAATTCGTTATTTAAAGATGTATTCAAAAAGACAGATTATTATAAATATTTAAATTTACATGAGCAAAAACAATGTAATATTCAATTAAGTCCAAAGAACAAATTACTTTTTCAAAAAATTAAAAATGATATTATTAAAAATTTTTCAAATGTTAGTGAACCTTTACAAAGTAAAGAATATGCTGCAATAATATATTTTATAACTAATAAAATAAATACAGTAATAAAATATACATTGAAAGAATTAGAAGAAAAATGTAATGTAAGTACAACAAGTATAAGTTACGTTAGTAAATCAATTGAAAAATTTTATAAAAATAATCCTAAACTATACAAGGAACTATTGATTTAATTACTAAATTATTTTTTTTTTATTTGACTAGTTGCATTAAATGTTTCACCATTACTAATTTTTTTTCTTAGTGATTCTTTAATAAATTCTTTTTGTTCATTTGTAGGTTCAGGAAATTTATCATAGATATATTTCTGCGCTAATTTTTCACCTACTTCAAAATCATTTTCTAGTTGATCTTCTTTTGATAAATTTTTTTGTTTTTCTGCTGCATCACATAAAAATTTTAACAATGTTAAATCGATTGTATCCGATATTGTTAACATTTGATATAATTGTGGAAATTTATTTTTGAAACTTTCCCATTTTGATAAAAGTTCAGCATGATTCAATTTTTTTTTATCTTCAATAATATTAATACATTCGTTATATGTATTTGTATCACTCATAGATAATTACTATACATTAATATTTAAAATTTAATTATTTATACGTAATAAATATATGTATATTTATACGACTTATTATTAATATGACTAAATATCTATTAACAATTTTATGCTCTTCAAATTTAGAATTACTAAAAATTTCATTTGAATCTGCTGCAAATCAATTAAACTATGATAATTATGATATTTTTATAGTTATAAACACATTAAATGAAGAATTTTATAAAGAAGTTTTAAATTATTATAAAGAAAACATGCATAAAAAATTAAAAAAAATAATAAGAAGTGAATCAAATGGAAAACCTGGAAAAGGACATAATTCATTATTAGATATATATAAATCTGAACCTGAATATGAATATTTATTAATTTTAGATGGAGATGATTTTTATTATCCTTGCGCATTAGAAAGAATAAATTTTCTAAATGAAAATTATAAATTGGATTTATTTTTTTTAGCTGGTAATACAAAAATTAGTAAAAAAATAGAAATTAGTAATAATGAAATCGAAAAAAAGATAGATAACATACAACAAGATATTAATTATAACTATAATACAACATATACAATTAGTAAATTTCAAAATATTGTAAGTATAGGTAAAGAATACAATGATATTATTGCTACACCATTTAGATTAATTGCAACAAATAGAAAAATCTTTAAAAATTATAATAAATTATTTGATGAAAATATGAAACTATATGATGATTACTATTTATATTTATTAATTTATAAGTTATACAATGATAATAATTTTAATCCAAAAAATATAAATATAAAAATTATTAATGATAGTTATATATATTTATATAATAAATTTAATGAAAGTAGTTTATCATATAGTTCAAATTTAGAACATGATATAGCATTAGTAAATAAAATTAAAAAAGAATTAAACATAGATAATTTATATAACGAAAAATTAAATATTATACCTATAAATTCTATATTTAATAATGATGAAAATAAATTAAAACAAATTGAAGATTATTTTTTTAGATGGATTATAAATAAAACAAAAAATTTATAATTTTAAATTAATAATGAATATTTGTATAAAATTTATTTTCTTTTTTATGACACTAATTTCTATATCATTCGTTATAAGTCAATTATATAATTTTAAAATAGAAGAAAAAAATAATAATAATATTTTCAAAATCGAATATTTTAAATTTAATATTCTTATGGGGTCTATTATTTTATTATTTTTATACTATAAATTGTATTTTACTTAATTTTTAATTTAATTTTTACAAAAATAATTTTTAATTAGAAAATTATATTTTACTAATTTATATTCAAATATGATGAACAACAATGAAGAACTTGTTTATGTTGATTGCTTTTATTATGGTTTCTATATTAAAAAAAGTGAATTAAACAAATATAATATTAAACCAGAACAACTTGTTCAAGATACTCAAAAAATAATTAAAGAACATAAAAAAGTTAATACTAAACCAAAGATTCAAATTTCTGATAGTCTATTACAAAATATATATGAAAAATTAAATATTACTAATTCTTCTAACACTTTAAATTCATCTAGAGTATTAGAAGAATTAAATTCATGTAATTTTACTATAGTCTATGACTTATTAACACTTAAAAGTATTATTAAAATATGTAAAAATGTTTATTAAAAAAGTGTAACAAGTGTCAAAGGTGTAACAAGTGTCAAAGGTGTAGTTCGTTAAATAAAATAATTTATAATTGTTAATAAAATTTATAGTATGAATAAAACTACTATATATTCAAACAGTGAAATACAATTATATATTGATTCTGATAAATCTATATTATATATTGATGTTGTTGATGGAACATATAATAAAAATAATTTTTTAGAGGCAGTAGAATATTATAAAAATTTTTGGTTATTAGTTAATAATACAGATGATAAATATTATCAAGTTTTTATTTTTAATAATGTTAAATTTTATCCATTAGAGTTTTATGATATTGTATTTAAAACATTAAAAAGTTTGGAAGAGATTTTTAGAAAAAATTTATATAGTTCATGTTTAGTAAATGATTCAAATGCAATGGACATATTAAGACCATTACTTAATATGTATAAAGCAGTTAGACCTTTTAATTTTGTAAAAACATTAGATGAAGGATATAAATTTATGTTTGCAAATATAAGTAATTAGTAACTTTAGTAACTTTAGTAACGCTTGATAACACTAGTAACTTTAGTAACTTTAGTAACAAATAATACCATGTACAGGGGCATGATCACTTGCATGTGGGCAGTATTCTTCTCCAATGTGTTTTAATACCCGTGCTGTAGCAGACTTAAAGTTTTTTACAAAGATATAATCAATTCTCCAACCTTTGTTTTGGTGTCTAAGAATATTTGTTTCTTTATTAGTTTCTTCAACTTTAATTCTTTTGCTTCTTTGATCCCACCATGTATAAATTATATTATCATTTAAAGAGATAGAATCAGTAAAACCAGCATCTGTTAATCTTTTATGATAATCTAATTCATGTTGATAAGTCCCTGGTAAAGGTGCAACAGATGACTTATCAAAATGTGTATCAATTGCAATATTGAAATCTCCACAGTATATAACTCGAGTGTCTTGTTGTGTAACAAAATTATACAATGCATCTTGAAATAATATTTTATTTTCATAATTTGTTCCTGAATTTGGAGAGTAGACATTTATAACTATAAAATGTTGATAATATGCAATCATAATTCTTCCTTCTTGATCATCATAACCAGGTACAGTATACTCTATTTTTTTAGGTATAAGTTTTGTATATATAGCAGTCCCAGAATATCTGTTAGGTCCTCTCGCATCAGTTAATTTTGAACAATTAAAGTAACTATTATATCCGTCAATTACTGCTAATTTACCAGTTTGTACATCACATCTCGTTTCTTGTAGACAAATAATATCAGCATTTGTTTCCTTAATTAAATTTGACATAGAACAATTTTCTTCAGGTGAATAATATTTATTTTTAGGTAATTGTGTACTAGTTTTATTATTAAAAATTCTACTGCGAATACCATTAATATTCCATGTAACAATACTCAAAGTCTTATCAGCAGTTTGCATAATTTGTTCTGTTAATTATTTGTTAACAATTTGTCTTTATCTTTTATTAGAGTAATAATTTTTTTGTAATTTATATCTCTAAAATATACTATAAATAAAATTGTTATAGATACAAAAAAAAACATATTAATGAAATCATTCATTTATTTAATAAATAAAAAAAAAAATTAATTAAATAATAAGTAATTATAATGTTTAAAAACAAAATATTAACTTTATCACTTGTTGCATTATTTGTTACATTAGTATTAGTTTTAATCATGTTTCCATTACTAAAATGGTGGACATCTGAAAATTTTTTCAATGGATCAGGTTATGGTATGAATAGTAGATTTGGTAAAATAAATACATTAGTGCCATTAAATAACACAAGTAAGTCAACTGATTTTAAATTATTTTCATTAATGTCACAAATTCGATTTTCATTTGTTAAACCACCGAGTAATTATGATATAACAGGTACAAGAGAAGGTATAATTTCAAGAACAGGAAATAAATTTAAAAATATTATTTTATTTCCAGGGCAGTCTGATTACATATTAAGACAAAATAATACAGAAGTTTGGCCGAGAAATATTCAAAATATTAATAATTCTAAGTCTGCAGTAGTTTATGAGAATAACAATGGGCATTTTAATACAATAACAACATTATTAGAAAATTTAAATTACAGAAATGGTGATAGACTCAATACAATTACATATGATTTTAGAAAAATAAATTTTGATAATGTATTTAATAAATTTGTTGAATTTTTAAAAGATGATACTGTAATTATTGCATATGATTTTGGTGCAGTCGTTGCAAATATATGCATTAATAATTTTCCAAATAATGAACAAGGTAACAAAATGCGTAATAAAATATCAAAATTATTACTAATTTGTCCTACAATTGGTGGTGTTCCAATGACATTACGTGATTATTTTTCAGGAAATGGAGTACTAGATCCAAATATTATTCAAGATTACCATTCTGTATTACTATCAATGCCAAATAAAAAATTATTTGATTTACCTATTGCTATATTCAATAGTTTATCATATAATGCAGATAATATAAATGCTTTAATGGATCATGTAAATAAACCGTCAGAGTTATTTATAAATTTAAGAAAACAATTTCAAGAATTATCATTACAAAATCCAAATGTTCAAACAATTATTATTGCGAGTGATCAATTTAGCACACCAGTCTCATATAATTTTAGAAATAATTTAAGAGAAAATCCTGAAACATACAAACCACAAAATAATAATCAATTTCCATTAACTGATATACAAAATAATGGTAATTTTGAAGGATTACAGGCACATGGTGATCGTATTGTGCCAATTAGTAGCATAAATAAATTAAAAGAACTTTGGGGAGATAATTGTAACATAGAATTGATTAAAGATAAAGATCACTTTACAATTTTAAAGAGTTATGAACTTGCATTAATTATATTATCTAATCTGTAAAAAAATAGTTATATAAAAAAATTTCAGATTATATCTTTTTTATTTTCGTTGTTCATATTATTTTTTCAACATTTCCATTACGTAATTGTTGTTTAACAAAAGGTATAATATAATCAATAGAATTATTTTTAGTTATTAAATTGTAAATATATCTATTGTAATGTTTGTGTCCATTTTCATGAATACTTCTATTTGTATTTATAAATAATTTTCCATATCTAGTGGGTAAGATAATTAAATTTTTAGAAGAATCAATACTATTTATTAATTTAGAATTTTCATAATTTAATATACTTTTGAATTCACGTGGTATTATATGATGATCTTGAACTAATCCACATAATAAAAATTTTCTTTTAATATTTCGTCTATATACACTCGAGTATATAAAAACAAAAATATTAATAATTAGTAAATATTGCATTGATTAAGCACTTATTTAATAATTATTTATTTTTAAAAAAATAAAGTTTAATTTAAAAAAATAATGGAAGTATTATTATTACAATTTAAAATGTCTTCAACTTACAAAAGATTAATTAATGAATATAAGAAAGTAAATGAAATAGAAGCAATAGAAGAAATTGATAATTTAAGTTATAAATTACACACAATAGATTCAGGTAATGTAATGTTTAGATGTGATATTAATTTTTTTTATAATAAATTAGAATATGAAATTAAAATTTACTATAACAAATTATATCCATTTCAGTCTCCATTAAAATTAGAAATTAATGATAATAATATATTTAGTTTATACAAAAAAATTATGTCTGAAAATAGAACACTACTAAATAATAATTGTTTATGTTGTGAATCTTTATTATGTAATAGTAATTGGGACATTTCAAAAAATATAATTCATATTTTAAAAGAAATCAAAAAAGTAATAGATTATAATGAATTATACATAAAAAGAAAATTACTAAATAAAATTGCACTAAAATATACTAATCAGCATTTAGATTATCTAGAACAATATTTACTATAATTTTTTTTTCTATTTAAAGAATACCAATAATATATACATAAATAATATCATAGTTATAAATGAATAAACACAAAGAAATTTTTGAAAGTTATTTAAATGAAGAAAACATTTTTATAACTGGACCTGGTGGAACAGGTAAAACCTATGCAATAAAACAAATTTATGAACATGCTATTAGTAATAACAAAAGAATTTGTGTAACTGCTTTAACAGGAGTTGCTTCAGTACTTTTAGATTGTAATGCTACAACTATTCATTCTTGGTCTGGTATAGGTATTAGTAATAAAACTGAAACACAAATCATTAATAAAATCAATAGAAGTAAATTTTATAAACATAACTGGGAGAATACTGATATATTAATTATTGATGAAATCAGTATGATGTCATGTAAACTATTTGAGTTACTAAATAAAATTGGGCAAGTTATTAGATCTAATAAAAAACCATTTGGTGGAATTCAACTTATTTTCTCTGGTGATTTTTTCCAGTTGCCACCTGTAAAAGAAACAATTTTTTGTTTTGAAAGTGAATTATTTAATAATACATTTGATAAAATTATTAATTTAACAAAAGTATTTAGACAAAATGATAATACTTATAAAAAACTTTTACTCAACATGAGAAAAGGACTAATTTCAAAAAAAAGCATCGAATTACTTAATTCTAAGATGGTAGATGAAAATTTTGATAAGAATACTACAAATATAACTAGATTAGTTCCTACTAAAAGTAAAGCATTTGAGATTAATAATTATTTTATTAATAACATTAAGGATAAAAAGTACATATATAAAAGAACATACAAAGAAAGTTCTGAAAATTTAAATAAGATTGAAAAAATTAAACTTGGGTTAATGTCAGAAACAGAAAAAGAAAGTGAATATAATTATATCAAAGAATCAACACTTACTGAAGAAAATTTAGTACTTAAAAAAGGAGCATATGTTATGTGTATAGCAAATTTAGACTTAGGGTTAGGTATTGCAAATGGAACAACTGGAACAGTAGTGGATTTTACACCTGAAAAATTACCTATTGTACAATTTGATAAACATAAAATTGTAATCGGAAAAAAAGAATGGAAAAGTGAAAATGTTCCTGGTATAAGTGTATTTCAAATACCTCTAATCTTAGCATGGGGTATTACAATTCATAAGGCACAAGGTCTAACTCTAGATAAAGCAATTGTTGATATTGGTAAAGATTTATTTGAAGCAGGACAAATGTATGTTGCATTATCTAGAATTAAAAGTTTAGAAGGTGTATATCTAAAAGAATTCAATATTAATAATTTAAAAATTAATTATAAAGTATTAAGTTATTATAAAATACTTGAAAATGATAAATAATTATGTTACATTTATAGGTATATTAGGTACATTAATTGGTTTAATTAGTTTTAGAGCAATGTTATGGGAAATTTATACATCTGGAATCACTATTAATTTTCCATATGAATCTTTAATTTTAACTTTAGTTGGTTGGTTATTAACTATGATTTATGGTATATTAACTAAATCTATTGTTGTTGTAACACTTGGATTTATTTATTTTTGTGTATTTTTATCTATATTAATTGTTAAAATATTAAATCCTGATAAGGCATGAAAAAATAAAACTATATAAATTTAAATTATTTGATTTTCAGATTTATTGAAATAGATAAGAACTTCTTCATATGTATTACACACTGTATATGGTCGAACAAAATTATATATATTAAATAAAGGTTTTAACATAGTTAAAGGATTAGAATTATTGCATAAGAACGAACAAGAATGTAAATGTTCTTTGAATATATCGTTTAATTCTGTTAAACAATCTACTAAATTGTTATAAAAACTCAATGGATAAATACCTATACTATTAATTTTAATTACTAGATAATATTTTGCGTTTTGTTCTTTTGCTAGTACCCAAAAGTTTTTAAAGTATTGTAAAACTGTTATAGAATTTTGCTTTGAATATGAAGAATTAATTACATCAAAAAATATAATTTTTTTTTTAAGATCTAAATATAAATGAACTGTATCTAATTTAACTAAAGTAACTATTTCATTTGACATTGTAATATATTAATAAAAAGTAAAAATATTAATATTTGCACTATTTGTACTTATAATTTGTACTTATAATTTGTACTTATAATTTTTAACATATTTTAAGTAAGTTTAAGAATAATAAATATAAATATTTAATCACAATAAATGAGTGTTAGTGTTCCAATGGAACCAGATATTGTCCCATTTTTAGAAGAAGAAGATTATAATTCATTATGGGAAATTGCCAATGTTGCATTTGATGAATTAAAATCGGAAGAAAATGCAAAGAATCCAAAAAAGGAAGAAAAAATAACATGTAAACATTTAAATGTATGTGAAGATGTTTGTGTAGATTGTGGTGTATGTTTATATTTTACAAATGTTAGTCGTGAAGGAGAATGGAATAATTATAAAGATGATTGTGGAAATTATTCAAAAAACACACAAAGATGTGACACTTATGTCGATTCAAATCCATATTCGAGTGGTGGAACTATTTTACCTGGTAGTAAAAATACATTAATGGCAAAATTACAAATCCAACAAACATTTTCACATAAACAAAAAACATATTGGTTAATTAGTGAAGAGATAGAACGCGCTGCTTCTTATTTACATATAACTAACAAGGATACAATTGACACTGCTAAAAAATATTGGCATAAATATATGGATTCTGGCAAATTAACTAGAGCATCAGTTAGAAAAGGATTAATAGCAGCATGTTTATTTTATAGTTGTACTATTAATAATTCTCCCATTGAAAGACAAGAAATTATAAAAGCGTTTAATTGTGATACTAAAACATTATCAAAAGGGGAAAAAGTATTATTTGAAATATTAAATACGAATAATTTAACATATGTTAATGTACAAACACAAGATTCAAATTCATTTGCACGTTACTGTTCATTACTAAAATTAAAATTTAGTGTATCAAATATTTGTAATGAATTACATGATAAACATAAAGTACCATTACAGGCAGTAACACCAAAATCAGCAGTTGGAGGTATTATTGCATATGTCGTTAAGTTTAAATTAAACTTAAAAACACCTACAAAAACAGTAATAAGTGCAACTGTTGATGTTTGTACTCCTACATTAAATAAAGTTATACAATTAATACATGACTTAGAAAATAAAGAAAAATAAAAATTACAATTAGTCTTCATTTGAACTTTCTGAACTTTCTTCATCTAATTCAGAACCAAATTCCATTTCATCATCAGAATCACTATCATCTATTTCAACTATTTCGTCAATTTCTTCTACTTCAATGTCTTCTTCTTTACCAAAATTCATATCTTTTTGATTATCATCAAAATATTCTTCTTCGTCGCCTTCTTCGTCTCCTTCTTCGTCGCCTTCTTCGTTGCCATAGTCGTCGCCTTCTACGAAGTCTTCGTGTACTTTACCAAAATGATTATCATTAAATAAGTCTTGTCTACTTACTAATTTTTCTTGAAATTTTTGACCAATACTTACAAATGGATCACTAACTCCAAAATCCATTTCACCTGTCATAAATTTAGTTAATTTTGTATTAGATGCTTCAATTTTAGAATTTGTTAATTGCATAATGTTTTCAATTTCATTTAAATATGGTACTAGTTCTTGACTTTCAAACTGTTTTAATCTTTGTACTAATTCTTTTTTGTTTTCATTCCATTCTTTTTCTTTTCTTTCTAATGATATTTCAAGATCATTAATCTGTGTTAATTTTTGAGACATTTCTTGTTCAATTTTTTGTTTTTCTTCGGCAAGTTCTCTATTTTTATTCTGTAATTCATCTACCTTTGATGGATCCTGTGATTTTTGTAGTTGCTCATTATTTTTAACTAGTTCTTCCTCTAGTCTTTTTCTAGCAGATTCTAAAGTAGATAATCTTTGTTTCATTAGTTCAACATTAGATTCTAATTCTTCTACTGATTTTTGCATTTGAGCAGCAGTTTCAGATAGTTTTTTTTGTTTGTCTGCTAATAATTGTTGTAATTGTTGTAAATACATACTTGGTTCTGTAATTAATCTTTTTTGAACATTTAAAGGATTAGACTGTGATTTTACTCTTGTTAACATTTGTTATATATTATTAAAAGTATTTTTTTTTATTTTAATTTTATTACACATAAAATTTATTTTATTACACATAAAATTTATTTTATTACACATAAAATTTATTTTATTACACATAAAATTTATTTTATTACACATAAAATTTTACAAATATATTTTACTTTTTTTTGTAATATAGAATATACCTCCATTTTTACCTTTGTAAACTTTAATATTATTTTGAAGTAAATAAATTAATCTCTGAAGTTTTTTTATTTGATTATAGTTTTTTAATGCTTGAGATTGTAAATTAATTATTTCCTGATTCATATTTGTTTAAATATTAATAATATTTTATTGGTAATTTTTAATGAATAGATTATTTAGAGTATTTTTAATATTTCTATTAATAGTTGTGTCTCTTTTTTTTATTTTAAAAACCGTTGAAAATTTTAAGTTAAGTAATTCATTAAAAAGTTTAAATGATAATCTAAAATTAAATCAATTAAATAATAATAATAATAATAATGAAAATTATCTTAAATTTACAGAAGAAGACTTTGATAAATTACAAATACCAGATAGATGGAACTATAGAATAGAATGTTTAAAACATTTTACAGATATAAAAGATAATTACATTCATAAAAATTTTAAATATCCTTTACCTAAAAGTGAAAAAAATGGACTAATATTTGTTAATCTTGCAAGTTATCGTGATCCTGAATGTCATAAAACAATTAAAAGTTTAATTTTAAATTGTAGTAATTGGAAAAATTTAAGAATATGTGTATGTGAACAAAATTCAGAGGAAGATATATCATGTAAACATGAACTAAATCCTATTTTTGACTCTATTATAAAAATAATAAGTTTAAGTTATAAAGATGCACGTGGTCCAACATGGGCAAGATTTTTAATACAACAGGAGTATGAATCTGAAGAGTATTATCTTCAAATTGATTCACATACTATATTTGAGAAAGATTGGGACATTAAACTAATAAATTCACTTAAAAATTTACCACCTAAAAGTTGTTTGACACAATATTTACCTGATTATGAAATTGGAAAATTTAAAACAGTACCTAAACTAAGAGCAAACTTAAAAGTCTCAAGAATATGTTCATTAGATGGTTTCACACGAATTAATGCAGAATATATTGATCCAAATAAAGAATACTTAAGTCCATTCCCAAGTAATGGATGGAGTGGTTGTTTTTCTTTTTCAAGTGGTGATATATGTTATGATGCTCCTATAGATTGTCATACGCCGGACGTTTTTTTTGGAGAAGAAATGGATATTTGTTTACGTTTATTTACAAGAGGTTGGAATTTTTATTCTCCTAATTATCCTATTGCATATACAAATTTTAATAGAGGATATAGAGATACTTTTTGGCAAAAGAAAGGATTAGGTTATAATAAAAATATTACATTATGTTCAAGATTAAGAATTCATTATCGTTTAGGAACATTACCATATAAAATTAAAAATTTAATAGAAAATGAATACCCAGAACTTTTAATTGATGTTGATAAATTTATATTAGGTAATGTTAGAAATCTAAAAGATTATGAAAAATTAATTGGTTTTAATTTTATGTCTGAGAAAAAAATTTAGTTAGTAAATTTCAAAATTAATTTTACTTTTTTTTGTGCGACTTTTTAGTTATTAATTTATTTTTACTGATTCCTAATTTTGATAAATCTAAATCTCTTACGTTTAATTTTTTAGAACTCTTATTTTTAAATGATATACCTGAAATGTCATCTTCAAGTTGTTTCATTTGAAAATCTAAAGTCATTTGTTGTGCTTCCTGTAATAATTCTTTTTGTTTTTTATATTTAATATTAATTTTATTAATTAAATCTAATAATGAAGAATTTAATATATTTTTACCATAATATCCTCCTGGTCCCCATGCTTGAACTAGTCTATTTAATTCATATATAAACCTTTCATTTGTAATATCACTATTTAATAATATTCTTAAAGTTCTTAGATTAATTAATATATCAGGTGAATATATTTCTCCTTTTGGTGGTGCTTTTAATGGACTTGTTGCTTTATATGTAGTATATGTTGTATCTGCTTCATATAAAACATTTTCGATATTTGGATTTACAGGTGGAAAATAATTCATTACTTTTTGATAATCAATATTATCCATTATTTATGTACTATATATAAGTAAATATTATATTTATTTCGTTTATTAAAAAATTTTAATAATGTTATTAAATTTTAAATAAATGTCTACAAAGATTACACCAAAGGTTAAAAATAAAGTCTGGCAAGATTACACAAAAAATTCTAATTCTAAAAATGAATTAAAACAAATGTTTTTAGGTATGAATCCTACAAATGCATATAGAAAAATAAGTTTAAAATTAAAAAAGAAATTAGATCAGGTTAAAGTAAGTTCTTCTCCAGTTAGAAAAACTTTAAGACCTAAAATTCCTAAAATTAAAAGTTCAAAGAAATCATCTTTAGGTCCTAACGGTCCTAACGGTCCTAACGGTCCTAACGGTCCAAAAAGAAGTAGTCCTAACGGTCCTAACGGTCCAAAAAGAATTAGTCCCAAAAGAAGTAGTCCAAAAAGAAGTAGTCCCAAAAGAAGTAGTCCCAAAAGAAGTAGTCCCAAAAGACGTCCGAGCAGTCCTTCCAAATTTAAATTAGTTAGAAATCCCAGTAGAAGATCTAACAAAGATAAGTCATCATCCGTGCGTTTAATAAAAAGTTAATGTGATTTATAAATATTTACTTAAAAAAAAATTTTACTAATAATAATTAATGAATAAATCATTAAATAAATCAATGAATAAATCCATTGTACCAAAAGCAGATTATATTAGAAATGATTTACAACTATATCCACATATACAAGATCCAAAAACTAAACATGATACAAGATATGACCCTGATACATATGTTTCAGTTCAAACGAAAGTTAATAATGATTCAAAATTTGAAAAAATGTATATATCAAAAATTGTTGCAGATGGTTGGGTTGCACTAAAGAATGTACAAGATATATTAATATTTCCAAAGGGTCGTTCATTTAAATATAGGTTAAATGGTGATTCATTATCAGGAGCGTCAGAGGGAACTTTTAGAAGTGGTGGTTGGTTAATGGGTAGAAATATAGAGGATAAAGATAACAATGATAAATATGTTATGTACAAAGGATATAATGGAGCAATATTTTCATTGCAAATAAAAGATTTATTAGAAGTTTATGTTAAGAGTAGTAAAAAGGAAGTTCCAGTTTTTAAAAAACCTGATTTAAATTTTACAACAAATTATCCAGTATACTTACCAGACCCAGAAACAGGAAAACAAACAATAATATATTATGCAAAAGATGAACATCAAAGGCATAGATTCATGAATACTATTAAATATAAAAAAGCACAAGCATTTGGAATGTGGACATGGTCTGTTGTTTTTAATAATTAATAAAAAAAAAATGTACTTTGTAATTATTTATGATTTTGGATTTAAAAAAAAACATTAATAAATTTGTTAAAACAACCATAACTGATAAAATAATTAAAAATAACGATGATAGTCTAAATGTTTATCCAATAGATTATGAATACATAACTGAGTTTAGAAGACAAAAAGCAGAAGAACGAATTAAAATTAGTCAAAAAATTATGTCAAAATATCCACAAAGAGTTCCAATAATAGTAGATTGTAAGAAAGAGATAAATTTAGATAAAAATAAATATATTGTACCAAATGATTTAACCGTTGGGCAATTTATGTATATTTTAAAGAAAAGAATCCAAATAAATCATGAACAGTCAATTTTTTTATTATGTAATAATGAATTAATAATCAATACTGAACTTATTAATCATTTATTTAATAAACACAAAGATTATGATGGATTTTTATATATTATTATTTCATTAGAAAATACATTTGGAAATTACATAAAATAGATTTAAAAACATAAACTAATTTCTAAATAATTGAATCATAAAATGTATAATTATGGAATTATAATTTGTTTAAAAGATAGTATTAATTCTATAACAATTAAAAAGCGAACAAAAAATTTAATTCATAATTTAAATATTCAATTTGAAATAAAACATCCCATTTCTTCAACTATTGGATGTTTTACTTCACATATTAAAGCATTAAATGCAGCAATTAATTTGTTAACTGAAAATAAATATATAGATTATGTTATAATTGGAGAAGAAGATATTACAATTGATTATAATTCTAAACATTATAAAAATTTATTATTATGTTTAAAAGAATATAATAAACAATCAAATTATATTTTACATTTAGGTGGTTTTCCGGTATTTACTAATAGTTTATATGACATACTTAAAAATGATTATGATAAAATTAAACTAAAATCAAGAATATATTTAACAACAGGATATGTTATTAATTTAAAAACTGCAAATAGATTATTAGAAACATTAAATAATTCATCAAAACATATTCATTGTGATGCAATATTTGCTCATTCTGGAATTGATCAATATTTAGTTAAAGGAAATATTGTAAACCAATTAGAGGTATTTAAATCTGATAACACATATATGAATAATTTCTTATCTACAAAAATGCAAACTAAAATTTTTATTGCATTAAATAATGTTAGTATATTTTTTATAAGTAATAATTATACTTTTTTATTATTATCTTTGATTGCAAATTATAAAAAAAATTATTTAGTTATACTAACTGAATTTTTGATACAACTAAGTAAATTTATTTGTAAAAAAATAGTTCATAAAAAATACAATAAATTCTTATCAAAAAATATATTTACATATTTAGAATTAATATCATTAACAAGAATTTATACTATATTTAAATTACTATAAAAATTAAAACTCAAAATTTACTAAAAAATCATATAAAGATTTTATGCATATAATAGTATAATTGCAAAATGGATTATGTAAATAAATTTCGTGAGATTCAAGATGAAGCATTTGAATTATTTAAGAAAAAAAATACTGACTATGGTAATGCGTTTGAAGAATTTGGAACAATTGGTATTTTAGTTAGAATGAATGATAAAATTAAACGTGCTATGAATATTAATGACAAGCAATTATCATTAGTTGATGATGAAAGTTTAAGAGATACATTAATTGATTTACACAACTATTCTGCACTAGCAATTACATTATTGGAAAAGGCAAAGTCTAATGAAAAGTCAAAAGATCATAATTAAAAGTAAACTACAAAATAACAGTAAATAAATAAGTAAGTAATAAATAGGTACTAAAATATATTTTTATTATATTTGTTAAAATTTAAATTAGAAATGTATTCATGTAAATCATGTAATTTAAATTTTAAAAAATTAGTTGAGTATAATAATCATTTAAAAACAACTATGCATACAGAAAATGCAATGACATCAACAAAATTTCAAACTAGTATTCCGACTTTGACAATAAGTTCAGATTCTCTTTCATCTTTAGAAAATAAAAATGATTATATAATTAAAAATGAACTTTTTAATATTAAAAATCAGTTAAAAAAGTTATTAAATGATGTTGATAATATTTTAGAATTAATTTAATGTTCATTAAAAATAAAAAAATAATTATTAATTATAAATAAGTATTAAATGTCATCATCAGATAAATGTACAATACAATATTATTATCCAACAGAAGAATTAAAAAAAAAGTATAAGATTAATTGCTCTGATAAATTCTTTTTAGATATAGATAATACACAAATGTTTAATAATGAAGCATTTTTAAAATTCGTAGAAGAACGTTATGGAGATTCAGTTTTTAATGGTGATTCACCATTTACATTTAAAGACAACTATATTAATTTAACAAATGAAGAAATATGTAAAACCACAGAATATTCGTTAAAACCTCAACAAAAATTTATGGGTCAGTTTATTAATCCTGCAACAAATTTCAATAATTCATTAGTATTCCATGGTTTAGGATCAGGTAAGACATGTACAAGTTTAGTAATTGGTGAAGCATTTAAAACAACTTCTAGAACTAAATTATTATATGTAGTTCCAGCACCATTAATTGATCAATATCGTGACGAAATATTAGGAGAACTTAAAAGATATTCAGACTCAGAATTAGAAGAAGGTAGAGAACCGGAAATATGGGCATGCACATCTCAATGTGAGATTGATGGAAAACGAGACTTTTATTGTAATGTTAATGATCGTATAATTTTAGAATATTTAGAGGATGATTACAATAAGAAAAGAAAAGAATTAAATGATTTATCAGAGGAAATTAATAGACTATTAAAATTAAAACAAAGAGAAGAAACAATACCATTAAAAAAACAATTTAGTATGTTACAAAATGAAGTTAATATTGCATTTTCAAAGTTAAAAAATAAAAAGGAAACATTATTAAGTAATGTGACAAAAGTATTTCATATAGAAAGTCATAGTATATTTATTAATAATTTATTTAAACAGACAAAAGATGGAACATGGACTAAAAAAGATCATTTAACAAATAAAAATAGTCCCCTCCTTAGTTCATCTGGTATTTTAGTTATTGATGAAATACAAAGATTAGTAAGTGAAGGTGGTGTTTTATATAATAAATTATTTACAGCAATTTATCAATATATGAATCCTGCGTGTCGTATTGTTGTTTTATCTGCAACTCCAATTTATGATAATCCTTATGAATTAGCACTTACAATGAATCTTTTAAGACCAAGAATGCCTTTTCCATTAACAAAGGACCAATTTTATTCATTCTTTTTAGGTAAATATGACGAAGACGATAACTGTGTTAGAGTAAAAAGTAATAATTTTATTACTGATGATTCATGTGTAATAAATAAAAATTTATTAAGAATGTTATCTGCTGGATACGTATCATACTTTAGAGGTGGTAATCCAAATGCATATCCATATAAACGAATTATAGTATTAGAACATAAAATGTCTGCATATCAAAAAGAACAATATATTAATGCATTACGTTCAGATATTAAAAAAGATTCTTCTATATATTCAAAATTATTAAAAGGGGATGAATTTTTAATTAAAAATGAATCCAGTGATAGTAGTTTTTCAGAAAAAGAAGATACAGTATCTGGAATATATGTAACAACACAACAATTTTCCAATATTGCATTACCTATTGTTAAAAGTGATGTAATTGATAATATGTTATCAAAGAATACACAATCACAAATTAAAACTGGATTAGATGTATTTAAAAAAGATCTTAAAAAACTTAAAGCACCGAGTTCAGAAATAGTTTTAAATTATATTAGAGAAAAAGGATATTCTGAAAAATTTGTAAATATTATTGATTTAAGTTTAAAATGTAATGGACCTGTTTTTATTTTTTCAAATTGGTTACAATTTGGTGTTGAGTCATTATCAATTATACTAGATGCGTGTGGATTTAAGAAATTTCCAGAACCACCAGGTAAAAATGGAATGAGATATTTTGTTTGGAGTTCAGAAACAAGTACTGATAAAGAATTAATTAGACAAGCAAAAAGTGCATTTAATTCTATGGATAATAAAGATGGTTCTTTAATTAAAATTATATTAGGAACTCGTTCAATTATGGAAGGAGTGTCATTTAAAAATGTAAAACAAGTTCATATTACAGATCCTTGGTGGAATGAAGCACGTATTGAACAAATTTTAGCACGTGCAGTTCGTTTTTGTAGTCATTCTAATTTACCATTAGAAGAACAATACACAGATATATTTAGACATTATAGTGTTTTACCTATGGTTCCTGATTCAGATGTTGTAGAAATGTTACAAGATTCAATTGGTATGAAGAAGTTTAAAAATTTTGATTCTTTAACAATTGAGCAAAAAATGGTGTCAAGTGCAATGAAAAAATTTCAAATTAATAATGAGTTTGAAGAGACATTAAAGCAAGTTGCTTATGATTGTGATCTTAATAAAAAAGGTAATATTATTAGATTAGAAGAACATGTTCGTCCTTTATCGAATGGAAAATATCAAATATATTTTAAGAATACAAAAACTTTAGAAAATTTTACAAGAGAGGGAATACCTGAAAATTTAACATTTAAAGAAATTTTAGATAGAACATATTCATATCCAAACGATTTGAGTTTACCAGTGAAATTTCATGAGGTTCAAATTGATTCTGCAAATCCAGATGTTTTTGTAAAGGTAGTAGATGAAGATACAGGAGAATTTAATATACTTGAAGAACCAAACATAAATAAAAATTTAACACTTTATGAAAACGTAAAATGTTGGAATTCAGATTTAACATTAGAAAAAATATTTGATAAAATTAATTTGAATCCAGATAATCATGATATCATAAGTTATTTTATGAGAATTAAAAATAATTTTGATTTATATCCATTATTAAGAAAAGAAATATTAGGAGAAAAAAATTTAGGACCTCGTATAGAATTTAAAAATATACAAAAATTATTAAAAGGTAAACAAAAGTTAATAAAATGCTTAACTGCTTTATCTGAGTCTGATTTAACACCAAAAATTCAACAAAGACAACTCAAAAAATTATTGCAAAGCACTGAAGTAAAAGGAAAGATAAATTCTAAAATTATTGATATTGTGTATAAGTACAAATATCTTCCGGAAAGCATGATTGAAAAATTACAGGAACTTGATTCAAAATCATTAACTGATATATTAAAAGAGGCAGAATATTATTCTTCACAAAGACAAAAAACTAGTGAAGAATAAAAGTTTTAAATATTTACGTATTAATAAAAAAATTAAAAAATAATAAATAAATAATAATAATAATTATTAATGTCTTCTGAAAAAACTGCGGATATGTTCAAAGATAAAAGTGAAGAAGAAATTATGAATTGGATGATTAGATATATGACTCCAGAGCAGATTAAATCTTGTTTTGAAGGTGAAATACCAGAAGAAGTTGAAGTTAAAGAACCTAAAAAATTAGAAGTAGATGATCTTAGAAAATTTTGTGCAAACAAAAGATATGTTATTCATAAAATAGAAGGTGATAAAGTTTACTTTTGGTATTATCTTGTAAAAAAACAAATATGGCAATATTCTATTGAACCAGTAGAAAATTTTCCACAGGCAATGGGACAAAATACTGAAGAATGTGGACCAGATACTGAAGTAACTGCCGACTTCAGACAAGATTTAATAGAGGCATACAATGAAAATTCAACTGATCCTAGTGAAAAATTTAATAATAACAATCCAGGAGAAGATCAAATGGACATTTTTACTAAAGTTAAACAAGAATATAACACACAAGGTATTAATGAAGATTGGAAAGATGCATTATTAGTTGTTTTAGATATTCAAAGAAAAGTACCAGTTTTATCGAAAGAAAAAGATATAATTAATTTTGCGCCTGTACTTATTGAAAGTGTTACCTCAACTAAAGTTAATTATTATTATTTAATAAATGATGGAGGAGATTTAAAATTTGTTGAAGGTAATTTATCAATAGATAAATTTAGACAAGATCTTGTTGAAATTATTGATGACTTAAATTTACAAATTGCTCAACCAGGAGAAGCAGCAGCAGCAACTGCAAAAACACCAGATGAATGGAAATTAGCAATTAGAGAGGCAGCAAATGAAATTTATTCATCTGATTTAGAAAGAATTAAAGAAATATATGATAAATTTCCATTATCGAAAGATTCTAAATTTTTTATGAAAAATTTATTTACTGATACAGAATTTGGAAATAGATTTGGAAAAACAATAGATTTAAATTCAGTAAATTTATCAGAATATGTTAAAATGAAATTTGGTACAAATACTGCCAGATTGTTTGATGCTAAAGTTATATCAAATAAATTTGGAACTAAAACAATTGCATTAGTTTCAAAATAAATTAAATAAATAAATAAATAAATAAATTTAATTATTAAATGATACCAATTCAAATTACTAATGATGGAAAAAAAATGGTTAGCACTAACATGGGACCTGGTTTTGGACTTATAAATGGTAGACCAGGGGAGGCATGTAAAGGATTTAATGGTAATTTAAATTCGTGGTATTATGGGTTAAGTCCAGAGTTTAAAGAAAGAATGGAAAATGCGCAAAGTAGTGTTGGAATATTAGCACAATTTGATACTGTTAATAGTCCATACTATACAAGTGTACAAATTGATCCAAATTATTTAAAATTTTTACAAGGAATAGCAAATTGTAATAAATAAAAAAATTTAATATATAGTATCATTATTATTATATGACAAATTTATTTTTAGAGCACCCACACAGTGTATGTTTAACATATTATGACCATTTTAAATTATCAATGAAATTTAGTTATAAATTTGGTATTGCTAGTTTAAAAGCATTTATTCATGCAATATTTCCATTTATGTTTATAAAATCTACAACGCAAATCGTTAGTGATATAAACTAATAAATGTGACTAAAAATAAAAACAATTAAAATTTTTACAAATTATAAATGTCTCAAAAAATTCATAACAATCTAAATAAAAATATAGACATAATGAATATATTTGTATTATCACTATGTCCATATTTATGTGCGATTTATCATTGTGATAAACATGTAGTTAAAATGATACTAGAAACTGCACAGATGTTATCAGTTACACATTGGTTGTGTTCTGAAAGTCCACATGAAAATCTTTATAAACGAACAAAAGCATTTGCTAATCATCCTTGTACTAAATGGATTCGTGAATCATCTGGAAATTATAAATGGATATATATGTTATTTAGAGAACTATGCCATGAATATACATATAGATATAATAAAATACATTCATGTGAATCAAGATTTATTAATATATTTAATGAAATACCAGAATTAATACCTGAAGGTAATATAACAATGTTTGCACAAGCAATGTTTGATGATGTTAAACATAAAAATCCTATTATAGCATATAGAAATTATTATATAAAGTATAAAAGAGATTTTTGTGTTTGGACTAATAGACCTGTACCAAATTGGTTTTCATAAAATAGTAATATCTTTATTACTATTATAATAATTTTGTAAGAAAATGTCTAAATTTGTTAAATATTCTTTATCCATAAAGAATGTTGATAAATAATAAGAAGTAATAACCGAGAATGGAATCATAAGTGCAATTATAATTTCATTTTTAATTAACATTTTGTAAAGTTTTTTGTATTATTTATGTTTATTTTTTAAATCTATTTCATGTAACGCATAGCAAAATTGAAAGCAACCATTAGTAGTACAATACTATTTACAATTAGTACTATGGTTGGTAGAGATTTATTTTCCTGATCATCATCAGATACATTTTCAATCGATAGAACAAATGATAAAATTAGAACGATGAAGAAGATTAGTAGAGAATATTTCTGTAAATCACCCATCATTTTAACACCAAATACCTGTAGTAGAATACAGAACATAACTAAAGAGTTAATTACTAAAACAGAAATAGGAAATGCTTTTTCTTTTTTGTCTTCATCCGCAACATTAGATACACTTAAAGCAAAAGAAAGCATTAATAGAACGTAGAACAAGCATGTCGAGAATTGTAGAGTATTTCCAGCACCAAACATATTAATTATAATAATATAATAAAATATTATTTTTTTTAATTAAAAAATAAATTATATTTCAAATTTTTATAAATAATTTCCTTCTATTACTTCAAAATCATCTTTTCTAATTGAAGTAAACTTTGAATAGTCATTGTTAAATTCTAATAAATGTTCTTTATCTCCAAAATTACATTTAACTAAATATTTATCAATAAAATTATATTTTCCAATTCCAAATGCATCCATAGTATTATTTTCTAAAAATGTTATGTTTGAATTATTCCATTTGTATTTTTTATTTAAAATAGGATTTATTCTACAAATTCTATGTTCATAAATAAATGTATTATAAAGAAAAATTTCATATACAAGTCCTTTACTTATATAATTATTTAGTAAAGTATCTAATTCTTTCATTTGTGTGTCATCCCAAATTATAATATCAGATGCTAATTTTAATGAATTAAAAAAATCTTTGTTTGGTATATCATGAAAATGTCCACCATCAATATGAATTAAATCAAATTTAGTATTAGGATTCATTTCATGAAATTCTTTAACTGTTTTTGTAGAATCTCCAGAAAATATTTCTAGTCTATTAGGAAATTTTGTTTGTAAAAATTTAAAACAGGGGATTGTGTATTTATGTTCACATAAATCAAAAATAGTTATCTTTGAATTTGGATTTGATAATAAATATAATAAACTACTATGACCAGCATTAAAACCAATTTCCATTATATTATGTGCATTTTTACCTAAACTAAAATGGTTTAATTGTTTATAAATTAATTCATTTATTGTACAATCAATATTTAAATGTTGCGTAAAACAATTACCTTCAACTTTTTCTCCTATTTCTTTACATATTTTTCTAAGTTCATCAAAATAATATATGTTTTCATCAATAATTTTTTTGTAATCATTAATATCTATTTTTGGATAAAATGTTTTATTTGTATAAAATAATATATTTTTGTCACTATTTAAAATAGACGGATAAATTAAATTATTTGACATTTTAAATATTTAATTATAAAATTAATTATTAATATTAAACTTATAATAATAATAACAAATATTTACAATTTTTTATTTTATTTAAAGACTAAGAATACTTTATAAATAACAAATGTATTTGGAAATATCAAATGTTGCTGCGGCACTAGGTAAAAATCAATATGAATCAAAAGAAAAAACATTATTAGTATCATGGGCACGTCATTGTCCAGAAGTCGTAAGAAATTATCTAATTGAAAATAAATGCATTGTATCATTAAAAGAAAATGAAGAATCGTTTTCAGACTTACAAGTTGAAACATATAATGTAGTTATTCCGGAACAATATGATGTTAAAGATTTTGATAAAATTGAAAAGCAAGTTGTAGAGGAATATAAAAGAAAAAGAAATAATGAACAAAGCGAAAAAGAAATTAAACAGTTAAAAGAATATACACAAGATCTATTAAAGAAAAATAATGGCAATATTCAGGAGAATAATATTATTCAAAAAGAACAATACACAAAAGGTAATGATAGAATGTATTACTATGAAATTTATCCTAATGCGTGTATTGGTGGTAAAAATGATGCAAGCATTGGAGATGTACTCTTAGAGATAAAGACAAGAACAAGAAGACAAAATGTTCGTAGAAATGAATATGATCTGTATCAATTAATTTGTTATTTACTTGCAACTGGTATTTCACAGGGGAAAATTGTTCAATTATTTAATAAAGAAAAATTTGATTCAGATGTTGCTACAGAACAAGAGTATGGACTTATTGATATTACACAAGATTCTTGGAAAGAATTAAGTATGGAAATTATTGAAGGATTAAAAGAATATTTTAATGAATTATCAGAATTAATTAAAACTTCAAAGTTTATTTATTTAACAAATGTTATTCCTAAAAGAATTAGACCTATTGCAAAATATTTAATTGAAGAAAGTGACTTGGAAACAGATAAAAACACCAAAAAAATTGTTCTATGTGAAGAAAATATTAAATTTAAAAATTTATTTAGACATGTAACGAAGTAACGAAGTAACGAAGTAACGAAGTAACGAAGTAACGAAGTAACAAAGTAACTATTTTAATTATTTACTAATTTTATAACTGGTTCATTTTTTGTATTATTTGGTAATATACCTATAATTTTTCTATCTATTTCTGGAAATTTAATATTAATATTTATAGAGTAATCATTTTCTTGGTATTCTTTTAAAAGTTTATAAAGTTCTTTTATTGCTGGATATTCAGGACTTAATTGTAACTCATTAATTTTTTTAATAATAGTAATAACAACTAATTTTTTTTCTTCTTTTGATCTTTTCATGATTAGTTATTAATATTAATTTTAAATAAATTGTTAAGTATTCTTAATAATTATATATATATTAAAAAAAAGATGTCCAAATTCTTTTAAAATATTCTATATAATTTTCATTTTTATTATTTTTGTCATCATTTGGTAAATATTCAATATATAATTTTATAGGATTTATATTTATTTCTGTTAAAATAAATAAATAGACTATAAATACTATTAAATTGCTATAAAAATTTAAATTTTTAATAATACTTTTTTTACTATATTTTAATTATAATTAATAATATTAGTATATAATCTTGTAATAGTATCAAAATTCTCTTGGAAGTATAATTTAGATTAAATAGATGAAGTAGAGAAACAACAAATAATGAAATACATGGATTATATTTTACTAAATTAAATAAATAAAATATAGTCCATTGTTGTAAATATCTACATATACTAAATTTTGATAAATAATCATAATGTAATAATTTTTATTTTAATAATGAAATATAAACTTAATTCTTAAAATTGTTTACAATTCTTAATTCTTAAAATTGTTTACAATTCTTAATTCTTAAAATCATTTATAATTCTTAATTCTTAAAATCGTTTACAATTCTTAATTCTTAAAATCGTTTTCCAGTCATTAAATCACTACATGTTATTTCAAAAAGTAGTAAGTGTTCTTTTCCATGGAAATTATATAATTCTTCATCATCTCCTTTACCTAGTTTTGAAAATTTAGAGAATCTAATATTAATATCAAATATTTGTGCTACTGGTTGTGGAAAGTCAATAACTTTTCTATCAAAGTCAGAACCTTTTTGTGCTCTTAACATACCTGGTGCTCTGTTATAACTTACATTTTGTGCACCACTATTACCAGTTAACTGTTTAACTTCATCATATGTTTTATCATAATTAATAAATGTCGAAGAACTGTTATTGGAACTAGCAACTGAACCAATTGTTGCCATTGATTTACCTGATGACATATCTTGTAGTACAGCAGGTTGTGTTGAGTCAAATATTAAGCATGCAAAAACTCTGTGAATATTAGTATTTGGTTGTGAATCTACACGGTCATTAATTCCAGATATTGTATTACCACCAAACCGTGGTCTAAATGATAGTACTGTATAATCTGGATCACCAAAAAGGTAATAATCATTTTCTGATGAATATGTAATACCTGCAGGAACTAAAGTTGTATTTCCACCCACTGTGTGTTCTACTTCAATTGGAATATTAATAAAGTTTTTATTTTTAGTTTTACTATTAAAATAATAATTTCTTTTATTATAACCAATTAAACTAGCACTATTAACTACTTGATTATCACCAGTAGCAAATAAGTATTCCCAATGTGCTATATTATAATTACTAAAGTCTGATAATCCGGTCCAATTTGAACTTAATGGACTAGTTAATTGACAATATAAAATATAATTATTAACTGAACCTAATTTAATTGTATCAACTTTTAAAACTTTATAATTTGAACCATTTACAGTAAAAGTATCATTTACAGAATGAGATATACTTGTTTTAAATATTAAACAATTTGTAGTATAAATTCTATTGAAATTACATGCGTTTGTTTCATAATTTTCTGGTATTGAACGTGTTGTAAGAGAATCATAGGTTGGTAATTCTGGATATTGTGACATTAAACGAACAGTAAACAAAAGTGGATAATCATTTGCAGTCGAAGGACTTGATGTCCATGGAATTCTTGAATAACAGTAATCAGAATTCTGTAAAACTGCATAACTCATTGAATTTTCAATTTCTGCAAGTAAATTATTTGGAATCCAGGATGAAGATGTAGTATTAGGTGTATCAAATTGAGTAAATTGCGGATTACCTCCAATAACATATTGACCTTCACGGAGTTTTGCATGATATTCAATACCAACCGTAACTTTAAAATCACTAAAGTCTCCAATTGAAACTCTAGGTGGTTTGGAAAAAGAATAACCAGATCCTTGATTATTGTAAATATATTTTATAATTTTTGAATCAATATTAAGTTCTACATCAATTTCTGCTTGTACTTGTGTAATGTGTTCTCCTATTAAAATAGGTCCTTCAATTGTTAATTTATGAACACCTTGACCTAAAGGTTTTCCTAAGTTTGTAATATAAGCAGGTCCAACTGTTTCAATATTACTAATATAATCACCAACAGCAAAATCTAAATATTTATTTGAACAATTAACATTATATTCAGTTCTAGGTAACATTGCTGCTTTTAGTTCAATACTTGTTACATTACGATATCTTTCAGGTATTGACATATTATAATTATTAGGGTTAGGATACTTATCATAATCACGTTGTCTTGAATCAATAGCAAAAATATGTTTGGCAACAATAGGTTTGTCTGCTGGGTGTGTTGCTCGGTTAAATGGTTCGTTTGTTGCTGGATCAGGTAACTGATTAAAGTAAGTTACATTTGGATCATAATTATCATTTACAAAGTTCTGCATTATACTTTATTAATAATAATTATTTAATTTTAAATAATTTAACTAAATATTAAAATTTAAACATTCTTTTTTTTTAAGTTATAAAGTAAACTTGCCTCTTGTGAATATGAACTTTGCCACGTTGTTATTAATTTACTACAAAATTGAAGACAGTACCAATCATAAAAATCTGTTTTAACATCAATCTCTTTTTTATGTACATATATTGGATTATAAATAATTCTATCTTTAAAATCTTGTAATAAATTTAAAATACATCCTGTTCTATCAGAGCAAACATAAAAATATGTATTTTTGGGATAAGTGTTAATTTCAGATATAAAATTTTCTAATTTTACTACATTACTAGGACAATAACTTAAATTTTTATTTGATTCTTTAAAACAACAAAAATATGGTTCTTTATCATTATAATTTACTTTAGAACCAAAAAAATTATTTTGGTAATAATCATATACACTACCCTGTCTTATATGAACACCAATTGCTTTTTTCTTTATAATAATTTTAATAGTTTCATGTATATGATTTGGAATATTTATATTTTTTTGAATTAATTTATAAAATCTATTATCTTTTTCATATTTTTTATGTATAAAATCACAACATGAAATTAATATTGTATCTTCATTTTTATTTATAATATTATTATATTCACATTCACATTTTTTATTATTTGAAATATTTTTAATATTCTTAGGTAAATTATTATAATTAACAAAATTAAGTGGAAGTTCATTTAAGAATTCTTTAATAGAAATAGGAAAACTATTTTTTTCAGAATCAACATATGATAAATTATCGATAATATATAAGTTAATATTATTATCTAAACAAAAAGAATATAATTTACGTATTGTTCTTAATCTATTTAAAATTCCCCAATTTAATTTAACATATATATTTTTAATATTACTATAATTATTTGTAAATAAATCTTTATTTATAAATATTACTAAAGTCACTATTACAATAAAAAGAATAAGTATACATATAAACATTTAATATTTAATAATTTACATATTTAAAAATAATTTAAAAAATTAAATTTAAATAAGTAATAACAAACTAATAAATGGAACATCAGGATTTTAAAACTGTAGTATTCAATCAAAAAGAAAAAAAGGCAGTTGATCAAAATAAAAAAGAAGTGCAAAAAAGAATTAGTCAGAAGCAAGTTTCATCGAACGACAATGAAGTAGTAAAGGTACAAGCAGATAAAAAACTAGGACAACTCTTATCACAGGCACGTTTAGCAAAAGGTTTTAAAACTCAGGGAGATTTTATTAAAGAACTTAACCAAAAAACAAATCTAAATATTTCAACACAAATTTACAGTAAATGGGAAAGTAATAAGGAAGTACCTACAAATGAACAGATTGCTAAGATGGAAAAAGTGCTTACTGCAAAACTACCAAGAAATAAAAAAATTAAAATTGATAATTAAATGAATAATTAAATGAATAATTAAATGTATATATGAGAAATAATAATTATAATTGGTGTACATGGGTTTTATGTTGTTTATTTTGCAATAGAGACAAATATAATAGTGCATCAGGTTCATACTATAAATATGGTAAAACATATTCACAAAAATCATATAAAAAATTATTTAATTAGTCCAAGTAACTGAGTAAAGTTAGTTACTAAAAGTAACTGAGTACAAAATATATTAAACTACTAAATGTTATAACTTTTTTAATCAAAGTTCCATCTTGTGTAGAAATACCTAATATAGAAAAATCCATCCATTTGTTTCGAGTTAATTTTTCTAAAATCATCCAATCAATACTGGTTGCATTTTCTTGTTCAATACATAATATAATTTTACTTAATTGTTTTATTTCACACGTATCTTTACATTTTTTCTTTAGACGAGAGGCAGACCATCTTATTAAAAATTTATTTATAAACGATGAACTTTGTATTAATTTTACTAATCTATTTCTAAGTTCAGAGTAATAAATTACATTATAAAAAAATATAAGTTGACAAATTGCGTACAATATATATGATTGTAATAAATATTTTTCATGTTGTTCTAATATAATTACTTTTTGCATTTGTTCATTTGTTTTATTATACAAATGTCTTATAAATATTGCTAATGATACACCGCCTGTAACAGTTATAAATGACAATAATTTATTATAAAATTTTATACTAATTTCAACAGAGTGTCGTAATGATGCAATATTACTAATTAGCGCAGTTAAACAATATGAGTCTTCTAAATCAAATTCATTAGAAACAATTTGCTTTATAAAATTTCTTATTTGTTTAACATGTTTGCAAAAAACTATTGTAAATGCGCTACTGGTCAAAGCAAATAATAGTCTAGAATATACCCATTCTAATATAACAATTGATACACCAATTGTTTTATTTAAATTATATATGTAATAATATTTATTATAAAACGAATCTATATCGATTAAACTAACTAGAATACTTATGCAGGTAATAATAATAATAAAAACTACAAATGACCAACAATTATAGTTGCAACTATTAATAAATAAATCAAAATGATTTGTGCTAAAATAATATTTTGCCCATAAATAATTTATTGGTGTATTGATGTTAATTAAAAATGTAATTAGGTATTCTTGAAAATTATTAGTGTCAGAACATAATTTATAAAATAAGTAAAATGGTTGCACACATAGAAATGAAAAAATTAAAAATGAATATAAATTATAAACATAAATTTTATATTTTAAATTAGGACTCAGTTCTTTTAAATCAAGAACTGTTAAGTAAAAATTTAGGTTTGGACTATTTGAATCTGTTTCATCAAATTTAATTAATTTTTTATTATTTTTATTTTGAGTTAAAAGTGTTAAATTGATTTCTTTCTTTTGAAGTAATCTTTCTATAAAAGTGGTACTTTTATAATTCCAGGAATAAATTCCTAAAAAAAATAAAAGATAATTATATAACATTATATATTAATGTATCAAGAATTTATTTTGATATTAATAGTGCTAACTGTAATATATTTTATGTTTTTTAATGATTCTCGTATAGAATGGGAAGCATTTAATGGAGTAAAGTATAAAATCAAAAATGATAACAAAGAATTAAATCAAATTAAGGCAGATTTTTTGGCAAAAATAGATATTAAGGCAAGAAAAATTGTTAAACATATGAAAGATAATCATTTACCTACAAAAGAAATCGCATTGAGAACACATAATAGATTTAAAGATTCGAGAATTGGTGAAACACCGCAGGGTGAAAAAAGTGGTGCAGCATTTACAATAAATAAAGGTGATATTTATATATGTTGTATTACAAAGGGTAAATTAAATGATGAAAATGATACATTTTTTGTATGTCTACATGAACTTGCACACGTAATGAGTAATTCATATGGACATGGTGAGGAATTTAAAACCAATTTTAATTTTATAGTAAAACTCGCGGTTAAATTAGGACTATGGAAGGATCCAAAATATGAAGAAAAATCAGTTGATTATTGCGGAGTTCAAGTTACAACCAGTCCATGTTCGAATGGTACTTGTGAGAAAAACTCATTGGATTATTATTTCAAGGAATCATTGTTGGACTATAAATGATAATTATAGACTATAAATGATAATTGAAATAAAATATAACCAAAAATAAAAAAATAAAAAAATAAAAATAAAATATAAGTATATTTTATTAATGACTTTAAAAAAGGTTGGTTACTACATAGTAAAAGGAAAATGCGTTAAAGTGTACTCTATGAAAAAAATAAATCGTGCTGGAAGATTAGTTACAAAAAAAGTAAACTACAAAGGCAAAGTTCTAAAAAAAGGAACAAAAGTTTATAAAACAAAAGCAGAATGCGTAAAAGCGCTAAAAAGAAAAATGAACAGAGGAAACTCTACTGGTTCAAAAGGCAAAAAACATGTAAAAAGATCACCTGCACGGAAATCACGTTCGAGACACTCAAGACGTTCTAGATTTGGACAAAAATCTTCATGTGCCTATGCATTACCATACTTTGGTAATATGGTACCAAGTATAAGTAAAACATGGTCAGGAACACAAGA